CGGCCAGCTGCGCCGTTTCCGACGCGATGGCGAGCGCGCTCTTGTCCCGGGCGCCGGTCAGCGCCAGGACGGCCTGGGCGTAGTCGCGCTCGGCCTGGGCGTCCTTGAGCACGTCGGCGAAGGTGCGGGTCTTGGCGCCCTTCTTGGCGTCGTCCTTGGGCTTCAGCGGCGCGGGTGGCTTGGGCGCGTTGCGGGCGTCGTGGTCGGCCGCTCGCAGCCGCGCCTCTTCGGCCAGCCGGGTCTCGCGCTGCAGGCGGGCGCGTTCCGTGGTCGCCTTGGCGAGCTGCTGCGCGGCGAGCTGCTGTTCCGGGGTCTGCTGCGTGCCGGCCGCGACCCAGGGCAGGGACTGGATCTTGCTCGCGGCCTCGTTGGCGGCGGCCAAGGCCCGCTGCGCCGCCGCCACCGCCTGCTCCGCCGCCTGCGCCGCCGCCCGGCCGAGCTTCTCGAACTCCGCGTTGGCCTCACGGGTGCCGGCGGTGACCGCCTTGCCGGCCTCCTGATAGGTCTGCAGCGCCTGACCGAGCCCGCGCACCGCCTGGTCGGCCTCGGTGCCGTGCTGCACCAGCATGGCCAGCCCGACGGCGAACGCCCCCACCCCGACCACGGCACCGATCGCCGTGCCCACCGCGCCGATGGCGACCGCCGCCGCGGACAGCGCCGTCGCCGCCCTGGCGGACGCGGTCGCCAGCGCGATCAGGTCACCCGCCACCCCGGCGAGGAACGCGCCCGCCTTGAGCACCAGCAGCGTCTTGAGCACGCCGACCACGAGGTCGAGATGATCGGCCGCCCACAGCGCCGCGTTGCCGGCCAGCTCGAACGCGGAAGCGATGGTTTGGCCGATCTCCTTGGCGGTCTGCGCGAACGCCGGGTCCTCGAGCTTCTTCGCCAGCCGGTCGAGCACCGGCGAGATCGCTTCCGCGATCGGCGTGCCGAGCGTCGTCGTCAGCTGGGTGATGACGTTGCCGAAGCGCGTCTGGACGCTGGCGAGGCTGTCGCGCGCCTTCTCGGCCGCGCCGGCATAGGCGCCCAGCGCCTTGGTCAGGATCGCGGCGAACTCGGAGGCCGACAGCTTGCCTTCGGAAACGACGTCCTTGAACGTCTTGCCGGTGCCGGCGACCGCCTTGTCGAGCTGCTGCATGAGCCCGGGCATCGGGTCGGTGATCTGCCGGATCTCATCAAACTGGACGTTGGCGCTGCCCAGCGCCTGGGCGAGGCCGAAGAACGCGTTCTGCAGCTGATCGGACGACGCGCCGGTGCTGGCGGCGGCGTTCGACATCCCGACCAGGATCTCGCGCGCCTGCCCCATGCTGATGTTGCCGCTGTTCACGAACGGCAGCAAATTCGCGTAGGTCCGGCTCAGCTCGTCCTGGTTGACGCTCAGCTGATCCGCGGTCTGAGCCAGGAACCGCTGCGCCTCGGCATAGGCGGCAGCGCTGCTGGTCAGCCCCTTGAGCCGGACCTCCAGCCCTTGCGCCGCCTTGACGCTGTCCAGCACGCTGTGCAGGAACAGCCCGGCGCCCAAGCCGGCCATGGCGGTCTGCAGGTTGAAGAACCGGCCCTTGAGCCGGTCGACCGCCTGCCCGACCCCGGCCAGCGCCGCCTTGGCCTGGGCCGCGCCGCGCGCCACGCTGCCGCCGAGGCCACCCCCGGCACCCGCGAACCGGCCGAGCTGGTCGCGCGCCTTGCCGGCGGCGGCGCCGACCCCCTCCACCGCCTTGCCGGCATCGTTGGCCGCCGGGCCGATCCCCGCCAGCCCGCCACCAACCTTGGCCGTCGCCGTCGCCGCCGCCTGCGCCGCGCCCTGCAGGTGGCCCAGCTCGCGCGCCGCGCCGCCGATCGCGGTCGACATGCCGCCGGCCGCGCCCTGGACGCCCTTCAGGCCGGCGCCGAGCTTGCCGCCGACCCCGGCGGTGGCGTTGACCGCCTCGCTCGCCTTGCGCTTGACGCTCTCGAGCGCGGCGTTGACCTCGGCGGCACCCTGGCGGGCGCCCGACGCGTCGATGGCGATGGCGAGCTTAGCTACCATGACCGCCCGCCCCTCGCTTGCGCGCCCAGCTCAGCCACGTCTGGTCGAGCGCCCCGATCAGCCGCGCCAGCCGCAGCCGCGCGTCCGGGTCGGTGACCTCGGCCAGCTGGCACCACGCCACGACCTCCGCGAGCGGGATCGGCACGTGCGGCCCGGCCCGGCGTCGCGCCAGCTCGCCGTAGGCTTCCCAGGCGTCGCGCTCCAGCGGCCCCGGCGGAGTCAGCGCCTGCAGCCGACGGTAGGCCGGGGTGATGGTGCCTTGCGATGCCAGCTTGCGGTGCCATTCCGGGTCCTCGACCGCTAGGAGCCCGGCGAGGAATCGGGTGAGTTTTTTTCCTGCACCTCCAGGTCCGCTTCGCGGTAGCGCGCCATGTCCTGGCTGATGGTGGCGATCTTGTCGGCCAGGTCGGGCAGGGCGCGCACCACCTCCACCGCCAGCTCGGGGCTGTAGGGCACCGGGTTGCCGTCCGTGTCCTTGAACGTCTCGGCGTCCCAGTCGCGGATCAGCGCCTCGCCCATCGCCTGGGTGTAGACCTCCTGCGCCAGGACATCCGAGATCGCCTCGCCGTTCTGCGCGATCCGGGTCCTGGCCTTTTGCAGCGCCGCCTGGAAGTCCGGGTTGCCGTGGCGGGCGATGCGGTAGCGCACGCCATCGATGACCACCCAGATCCCGTGCCGCTCGGCGGTCGGGTCGGTCTTCCAGCGCCGGTAGACGGCGAGCTTGCGGAGATCCGTCACGCGTTCAGCCCATCACGAAAGTAATCGTGTTGCCCGTGGATGGATCTCGCTGCGCCATCCAATCCATGGTGAGCATGACGTCCTCGTTGACGCCAGGTATGTCGGGACTGCCACCAGAATAGAACAGATACGGGATATTGATGGTGATGGTATGACCGGCGCTGTCGGTCAACGGCACGCTCAAGCTGGTGGCCGTGTGCTGGATGAACTTGTTCAACAGGGTCTGGTTCTCGAAATAGGCGGTGATGCTGCCGGTGACCTCGACCCGGCCGCCACGCACGCCGATCGGCGTCCGGTGGCCGACCGCCGGCCGCGGCGCCCGATTGGCGTTGATGTTGATGGTCAGCGACCGAATGGCATTCGACAGGGTGCCGCCGCCTTCCGACAGGGTCCCGACATTGGCCGTGGCGTTGAAGATCGGGTTGGTCGAGGCCACCGAGGCTGCCACCGCCGCGCCCGACGCGAACACCACGGCCTCCTTGCCGACGAAGCCGATTTCCCCGGTCACGATCGCCTCGGCCTCGATGTTGAGGCTCATGGTGCCGACGTGCATGCCGGTGAACTGCAGCCCGCCGCCGATATCCTGGAATTCCTCCTGCAGGGTGAAGAAGGTATCCGTCGTGCCATTGGTGATGGTCGACGACGACGTCGTTCCGCCGACCGCCGCGGCGAGGAACGGGTTGAAGTCGCTGAAGCTCAGCTCGAACGGGATGCTGCCTTCGGCGTTGGCGCCGACCTCGATGATCCCCGGCACCTGCCGGTCGCTGCGCAGCCGGGCGCTGAGCACCGTCCGCTTGGCGTGCGCCAGGCGGCTGGAGTTGATCGGCAGCTCCTTGAAGCCGCTGACGGCGGCCGAGCCGAAGGTAGCTTCGGCGGCGTAGCTGACTTTGACGCGATTGGCATCGGCCTGGGGCATCGGGGGCTCCTGATCGGGGCTCGGCTCGAGCCCGCGGCGGTCGGATCAGACCCGCCAGCCCCCCAGGCCTGCGGTGTGCCGGGCCTCGCCCGGCGATCAAGCGTGAAGCGACCTAATCCTCGATCAGGACGCCCACGGCTTGCGGTCGAGACGATACCCGCAACTGACGTTGTATTGAAGCCATCCCGCGCTCTCGCCGACACGCGACAGGCTCGGCGCCCGCAGCCACAGCCAGCCGGTGGCGCCGACCGCCGCGGTCCAGCCGCGCCAGACCGCCGCCGCCAGCGCCGCCAGCCGCCGGGCCTCCTGCGTGCCGCCGTCCTGCGGCACGAAGATCTGATTCACCACCACGCCGACATCGCGGTAGCGCGGGGTGGTCTCGAGGCTGATCTGGCTGCTGGCGCCGTCGAGCAGGTAGAGCGCCACCCAGGCCCGGCCGGCGGGCTCGATGAACGGCACGCCGTCCCATTTGACCGGCGTCGTGCTGGCCCACTGCGCCTGGAAGCGGTTCTCGACCACGCGTCGCAATTCGCCCCAGTCCGTGGTCATGCGAAGCTCTCCAGCGCGCGCCGTGCCAGCCGACGGCAGCGGCGCCGGTAGCTGTGCTTGATCCACTTGCGCACGCCGGCGCGCCAGCGGATCAGCCGCTTGCCGCGGCGGCTGAGGGCGTCGTGCTCGTGACCGTCCCGCAAAGGTATGCGCCCGATCATGACCGCCTCGCGATCTCGCGGTCGATCTCAGCCTCGGCCTCGGCCAGGCTGATCGCCACCATGCCCTGCGCCGCCTTCTTGGAATGCCCGTGCTCGAGCGCCAGGATGTAGACCACGTTCGAGAAGATCCACACCTGCCGGTAGGGGTCGGCTTGCAGCGCGCTGAGCACCGCCGGGTCCGGCGGCGCCGGCTTGGCGTCCTGCACCGGGCCGGGATCGCCCGCCCCCTGCGGGGTGTCGAGGCTCATCGTCCAGCTCGCCCGGGCGCGGCCGGTGTCGACCGGCGTCCGGCGCACGATCTTGTCGTGCAGGTCGACGGCGACCTTGCGCACCACCGTGCCGAGCTGCACGTCGATCAGCTTGGCGAAGGCGTCGAGGTCGGCGCCGAACTGGTGCAGCTGGTTCTCATGCCGTGGCGGCATCGCCCAGGCCTCCCCGATGCTTCGGGTGGCGCAGGATGCGCTGGATCCGGGCGATGATCTGCCGGACGCGTGATTGGCTCAGCCCGTGCCGCTCGGCGACGTTCCGGAGCGTGGCGCCGTCTCGGCGCGCCCAGAAGATCGCCGCGTCCCGCTGCGGGTCGCGGTGGCGGTGGCCACAGCGCGCCACGTAGGCGGCGACGAAGGTGGCCTGGTCCGCGATCATTTGCGCACCTGCAGCTGGTAGTGGGCATCGGCAGGGTCGGTGGCCACCCGCTGCACCGCCCAGGCCTCGCCCGTGGCGGTCTCGACCAGCCGGTCGTTGACGCTCGGCGTGTAGGCGGTCGGCAGGTCGAGCGCCGCGATCAGCACCAGGCGGTCCTCGGCCAGCACGTTCTGCCCGTCGACCTGGGCGGTGCTGAAGTCGATGAAAAAGACCGGCACGGCGCTGGCCAGGGTCTCGTACACCACAAGGTTGCCGGCGTCGGGGTCGTAGACCGTGCTGGCGTGGGCATAATAGGAGACGCTGACCGGCACGTCGTCGAACGCGGTGCGGATGGTCAGCGCGGCGCGCTGGAAGACGTCACGCAACGCCACGCTGGGTCTCCCGCAGGATGCGCCACGCCGCGCCCGACCGGAACTCATCCAGATGGAACTGGCCGTAGGCCAGGCTGTGCAACCATGCCTCGCGGTCGGGGTAAGCCGGGCTCTCCACCATGGAGAGATCCATTAGCCCAACAGGCGCGGCAGCACTAGAGGGAGCCACGACCACCGGTATCCCCGCCAGCGCCGCCTCGATCGCCGCGACGCTGTGCTGGGTCACCAGCGCGTGGCAGTCGGCGAGGTCGGCGCTCAACGGCGGGTTGCCCATCTGGTGCTTGTGGCGCACGCGGATCGGCCGGTCGGTGTGCCGCGCCAGCTCGGCCAGCGTCTCCTCGAGCCAGTTGCCCGCCGCCGTCGCCTGCAGCACCGGCCAGGTTGGCGGGCAGACCAGCACGTGATGGCCGCCCGTGCGCCAGGGCCGCACCGGCACGTGCGGCGCCAGCCGGCGCCAGCGATCGCCCGGCACGTCGAGCCGCCGGCTGAGCTGCCAGCCGCGCAACGTCACGCGGTAGTTGGCCGTGGCATGCCCGCGCAGGAAATAGGCGTGGTCGGCGTACCACCACGGCTGCCCGCCGAGCCGCGCCGCGGCGATCACCTCGAGCGTGCCGCGCAACAGGCCCCACAGCCAGACGTCCCAACCCGACCGCGCCGGCTCGGCCAGCTCGCACAGCCGCGCCCGGGCACCCTCGGCGAACGCCCAGGCCAGCCGGTTGCCGTGCCCGCCGCACAGGTAGACCTGCAGCCGCGTGCTGCCGTAGGCGCGTGGCCGACGCTGGCCCGGCATGCCGATAACCGGCGTGTCGCCGGTCGGCTCGGGCGGCAAGGGACGCGCCGGCACCGTCCTGAGCACCCGGCGCGTCGCCACCTCAGGTGCGGGCCAGCCGCGCGAAGCGCACCCGGCCGGCGGTATCGCCCTCGATCAAGCCGTGCAGCATGCTCAGCACCGAGGCGGTGAGCACCGGCTTCTGCTGGTCGCGCCGATCGAAGGCGATCCGCAGCGGTCCGGCCTCGAGCTCGGAATAGCCCAGCGTCTCGGCCTCGGCGGTCCGGTCGCTGAGCAGGAGCAGCCGTGCCAGCTCGCTGGTCGCGCGCTGGACCTGGGTCGGCACCACGTTGGAGGCGATGGCGTAGCCGTCGCGGTCCCAGACCTGGTAGCGCGGCCAGCCCAGCGCCTGGCTCTCGCTGACCCGCTGCCCGACCCAGACCACGCCATCGTCGAGCAGCTGCGTCGCCCAGACCAGGCAGGCCTCCTTGTCGGCCGTGGTCGCCGCGACCCAGCCATCGGCGTAGATGTTGCGATCCAGGAAGGCGTCGGCGAAAGTCCGGTCGGCGTACGAATTGGCGCCGCTGACGATCTGGCCCGTCTCGAGAATCAGGGTTACCGTCATTGGTCACGTCTCCCGAGCCAGCCGATGAACCCGCCGCCGGCGTCGCCGGCTGGCATCTGCATCAGAACACGAAGATCCGCGCGGCGCTGCCCGATCTGGTCGAGGCGCTGCGGGCCGTCACCGCCGCGAGCGAGCCGTGCTGGCCGCTGCTGTACCTGTTCGGCGAGGGGCTGTTCGTGCTCGCGACCGTCACGCTGCACGATGACACCCGCATCACCGTGCGGGTGCGCCAGGGGCCCAACGACGGGCTGGCCGAGCGCCTGGCGCCGCTGGCCTTGGTGCGTCGCCGCAGCATCGCCGCGTGGCTGGCGCGGGAAGCCTGGTATCGCGGCCTGCCGCGGCGCCAGAAGTCGCGCGCCATCGACATCGCCAACCACTCGGCCGTGCTGCCGAAGCTGATCGCCGCGGTCCGGCCGGCGACCGGGTGCGAGATCGTCGCCTGGCTCGCCAGCCACCCGCTCGAGGCGCTCGATCTGCGCGGCGTGCATGGCCGGCGCGACGGGCTCAACCTGTGCGCCGAGGACAGCCACGCCCGGCGTGCCGCGCGCGGTCATTCCGCCGCCACCTCCTCGCCCGCCAGCAGCGTGGCCACCGCACCGCCCAGGGTCTGATCGGTCTCGAGCGCGCGGCGCTCCTCCCGCCACCGCTCGGCGAACGCCACGTCCTGCCAGCCCGCGAACCACGGACCGCCCCGGGTGAAATGGACCACCGCCGGCGGATCATCCGGCGCCCGCGGCGAGCTGTAGCCCTCGAGCCAGTTCCAGGTCTCGGGCAGGCCGCCGATCTGCTCGTCCTTGAGCCAGGACAGCCCGTGCAGCCAACGACCCTCCTCGAGATTGACGCTCGGCGCCGACAGCGCGTCGTGCACGGGGTCGGCCATGTTGAAGGCCATGAACGACGACCAGTTCTTCCTGGGATAGGCCTGCTGCGGCTGCCCGTCCATCTTGGTGCCGCCGTCGGCCGCGATCGTCTGCTGGTGCTGGACGCACATCAGCGCCTTCCCGGGGTCGAGCAGCGGCAGCAGACCGGCAATGTCGGCCGTCCAGAGCATGTCGCAGTCGACGAACAGCGCCCAGCCGCGGTAGTCGTCGGCCCGGCACAGGGCGGGGACCAGGAACCGCGTGAACGCGAACGCGGTCGAGAACGGTCGCCCGTCGAGCTCGTCGACCATGACCTGACCGTCGCGGCGCCATTTGCGCCAGAAGAGCCCCTGCGCCCGCAGCTGATGATCGTCGAGCTTCGTGACCTCGAGGTCGATCGAGGTCCGGCGCACCAGCGAGGCGGCGCAGACCCGCCAGGCCTCGTGCTCGCGACCGTCGTAGCCGATAAAGACCCGGAGTCTCATGCCGCCTCCTTCTTGCCGCCGGTTGGCGCGTAGATCAGGTCGCCGCGGATGCGCTCGACCGGGTGCAGCCCATGCGCGGCCATGAGCGCCAGCACGTCCGGATCTGGACCCAGATCCTTCCAGAACTCGCAGATCACCACGGGCTGGTGCCGCGCGAGCGTGGCTTGCGCCCCCTGCAGCGCCGACAGCTCGCCGCCCTGCAGGTCGAGCTTGAGGAAGTCGACCGCCGGCCGGGGCGCCAACAGATCGTCGAGGCGCACGATGCCGACCGCGGGAGCGGTGCCGTCGCCGGGGCCGGGATCGACCGCGCAATCGCCGCTGTTGGTCGGGCAGACGCGGCGGACATGGCCGACGCCCTCGACCGCGCCGGCCGCGGCGCGCACCAGCTCGACGTTGCCGATCTGCCGATCCGCCAGGTTGCGCCGCAGGCAGTCGTGGTTGCTCGGGTCGGCCTCGATCGCGACCACCTCGTCGAACAGCCTGGCGAGGCGCACGGTCCAGGTGCCGACATGCGCGCCGACGTCGACCGCCAGCCGGCGGCGAGCCTTCGGCACCCGGCGCAAGGCGGCGTCGAAGGCCACCTGCTGGTACAGGATCAGGTCGCCCAGCCCGGCGAAGTGGGTATCGTTGTCGGGCAGCCACCAGCCCGCCGCCGCCTGCTTCACGCGGCGTCCTCCTCGCCGAACAGCGCCCACTGCGCCGGCTCGGGCGTGGGCGCGGGCTCGGCGGGCTCGGCCGCCGGCTCCGGCGCGGTCAGCAGCGGCGCGTCGTTGCGGAGCCTTTCCGCTGCCAAAGTGAAATATTCCGCCTCACGCTCGATCCCGATGGCACGCAGCCCCAGCCGCGAGGCCGCGACCAGGGTCGAACCGCTTCCGGCGAAGCAGTCGAGCACGACACCGCCGGGCGGGGTCACCAGCTTGCACAGCCACTGCATCAGCGCGACGGGCTTGACCGTGGGATGGTGGTTGCGCAGTGGGCCGCGGTCATAGTCCGTCCCCGAAGCGGTGCGACCGTCCTGGATCGAGCCGTACTTGCCTTCGCGCTCCTGCGGCGGCAGCCCGTCCAGCCCATAGTCCCGTTCCGCTCCGCTCGCCTTGCCGCTGTAGAACAGGCGCAGCTCGCCGGGCTCGTAGCCGAGCGCCGGGAAGAACCGGGCGGCGCTGCCTTGGTCCGCGTAGTCTTGGATGGCACGCGTGTTCAGGCCATGCTCGTACACACCGCCGTCACCGAACCGAGATGTCCTCCTGCTCGGACGATTGACCTTCCGCTCGCCGAACGCCGCGAACGCCGCCAGCACCTCGGGCGAGCCGTCGTGCAGCAGGTTCGGCGGCCAGCGGCCGGCGTCCTCCGTCGCGGCCGCAACCGGCGGCTGCCGCCATTGCTCGCGGTTCCGCGCGCCAACCGTGCGGCCATTCTGCCCGCCGCCCGACGTGCCGACGCGCGTGGCCTCGACGTTCAGGGCACCGGTGCCGGTCGCGAGCACCTGTGCCGCCACGGTCGGTTCGGCCAGGGGCTTCCTGGCAAGCACGATCGGCTCGACGCTCGGCTTCAGCGCCGTGTGCCATCCGGCCCATTGCCGGGCGGCGTCGGTGGCGGGCGCGGTGAGGTCGTAGGCACCATCACTAAGCCCGGCAATCTGCACGAGGCTTTCGTGGCGCACGCGATGACCCCGCCCGATGACCTCGCGCTCGGCTTCCTCGATCCTGGCGAACGGCAGCGCCAGCACCTCGCACAAGGCGTTGAACTGCTCGGGTGTCGGCAGGTTGAGGCCCAGCTCCCAGTTGGCGACGCAGCCGGTCAGGTTGCCCGTTCGGCTCGGGAAGTGCCGTGCCAGATCCTTCTGCGTGATGCCGCGGCGTTCGCGTTCTTGGCGCAGCCATGGCCCAAACCATGCGATGTCGGCGCCGCCGCGCTTGTCGATGGCCTTGCTCACGTCCAAGCTTTTCGGGAAGCCGGAGCCGTACAACCACATCAGGCTGTCGCGGATCTCGAACCCGGCATCCTCGATGGCGCAGGCGAGGCGGTGGTAGGTGCGGGTGCCGCCGAAGCAGACCATGTGCCCGCCCGGCTTCAGGACACGGAGCACCTCAACCCAGGTCTCGGGCCGGAAGGCGATATCGCCGCCATCCCAGCTCTTGCCCATGAAGCCAGCCTTGTGGCCACGGCCGCCGCGGTTGGTGGCGCCGATGTTCGGCCGCTTGTCGCCCGGCCCCATGGCGGACCAGTCGAACGCCGCATTGCCGCTGGTCAGGTGGTAGGGCGGATCGGTGACGACGGCGTCGACCGAGCACGGCTCCATGCCGGCCAGCACGTCCATGCAATCGCCGAGCACGAGCCTGCAGCCGCCAATCGTGACGTCCTCAGCCATCAGGCGGCCCCGTCCAGCAGATTCACCTGCACCGGCTTCGGCGGCGGCGGCGCGCGGAATAGGTCGCCCTGGCCATAAGCGGCCTCGATCCGCCGACAGGCCGCGGCGAAGTGTTTCGGGTCGCGCTCGATGCCAACGAAGCGTCGGCCGAGCCGGGCACAGGCCACGCCGCATGTCCCGCTACCCATGAAGGGATCGGCCACGAGGCCGGCGCGCGGCGATACCACCCGAACCAGCGCCTCGTAGAGCGCCGCGGGCTTCTCGGTTGGGTGGATCTCGCTTTGGCTGATCCGCTTGCAGCGCAGCACGTTCGGGATGCTGCGGTCGTAGACGGCGGGCGTGTCCTTGGCGGCGTGGATGATCAGCTCGTGCTGGTTCCTGAAGCCGTTGCCCAACGCCATGTCCTCCTTGTCCCAGACCACCATGCCTTGGATGCGGAGATTGCAGGCTTCCAGACAGCCATAGAGGGTCGGGTACTGCCGCCAGTCGATGAACGACAGGAACGAGCCGCCCTGCTTGAGCAGGCGCTCTGCTTCGCAACCCACCTGCCGCATGAGCCAGGAGAACCCCGTCGTGGTCATGCGGTCGTTATCCATCGGCCGCGACTTCCAGAGCTGGCCGCGAGACATGCCGCCGCGACCGCTAACCTCGGCCGTGGTCCGCGCGCCGCTGCAGTAGGGCGGATCGGCGATGACGGCGTCGGCCTCGTCCAGCTCGGGCAACACGTCGAGGCAGTCGCCCAAGATTAGCCGGCACTCGCCGATGACCTCCTCACGCATCGGCCGGCTCCCGCACCATCAGGCAGGACCAGCAGCCGGCGTGGCCCGCCATAGGCCCGGCGACGATCCCACCGAAGGTCCACCCCGCGGCCAGCCAGGACAGCCAGCCATCCAGCGGCACGTACGCCACCTCGAAGCCGTCGCCGTGGCCCGCCCGCGCGCTCATCCCCGGCGCACCTCGACCATCTGCACCAAGCCGCCGCCCCGCACCGGGTCCTGCGCCGGCAGGACGCGGATCTTCCACCCGGCCTCGAGCGCCAGATGCAGCAGCAGCTCGTTGCAGCCCCAGCGGGTCACGTCGGGGCAGCGCCCGTCGCGGTCGGGACCGTAGAAATCGTCGAGCACCAGGCAGCGGCTGCCCTTGAGCCGGTCGAAGTCGTTCTCGATGGTCGGCAACGAGTGCCCGCCATCGATGAACGCCAGGTCGGCCGCGGTCGAGGGCAGCACGTCGCGGCTGTTGCCCTTGAGCAGGAGGAGGTCAACCCCGCCCAGGTCGCGCAGCTCCGCCTCCAGCCGGTGCCGCACCCCGTCCCTGCTGTGGTGCGGCTTGACGTTCAGCTCGTCGCGGTCGGTCGCGGCCGATGCGTCCTCGAAAAGGTCGACGCCGAGATAGCTGACCCGCGGCTGCCACTGCCGGGCGCGGCGGATCATGGCCAGGGCGCGGTCCCCGTTCCAGGTGCCGACCTCGACCAGGCTGGCCGGCTTCTCGCGGTCGATGACGGTGAGCAGCTGGCCGTAGCGGTTCATGCCGCCGCCCCTGGATCGGTCGCGGGGAGCCCCGCGACCAAGGGCGCATCCCAGCGCGGGTGCTGGCCGGCGCGCACCGCCCGCCACCACGGCTCGGGTCGGGGCCAGCTCAGGTCGGCCGGGTGGCTGTGGCCAACTTGCTTCCTGGGTCCCTTGCAGTGATCCATGACCTCACCTAGGACCGAATTCACGAACACGTGGTGGTGCATGATCCCGGCACCCAGGTCGTGGCAGCTGATCAGCCCCGCCTTGGCGAAGTGGCGCCGCACGCAATCGAAGCTGAAGGCATCCTCCTGGCGCGCCAGCTCGAACACCGAGCCGCTGGCGTAGAGGCCGGTCCAGGCGGCCAGGAACGGGGCGTGGCCGGCATGAAGCTGGTCGAAGGCGAGGAGGCCGGTCTCGGGAACCAGCCGCACCGCGTCGCGCCCCAGGTAGGCGACGTAGGGCCGGGTGCCGCTGGCCTCGTCGAACGGGAGAAGCACCGCCTCGAGCCAGCCGAGCGGCACGTCGGCATGGGTGACGATGTCGGCGTCGATCCAGAGCAGCCGCTCGGCCCGGCGCAGATGCTCGGCGGCAGCACCGATGACAAAGACCTTGGGGGCGAAGCGGATGGCGTCGTGGCGGTAGTCGTAGCCGCCATTGATCTGGCCGTGCGCCGCCTTGTCGCCGCCGTGCTTGGCCAGGAACTCGGGCCAACGCGGCGCCCAGGTCTCGAGCGCATGCACGTGCAGCCGCGAGCGGAACAGGTCGCGCGGCAGGTCACCCTGCAGGACCACGTGCAGCTCGACCTCGCGCGGCCAGCGGGCCAGGAACGACGCGACGAACGTCCGCGCCCAGCCCTGCCAGTGGTCGGCGTGGAAGGTGGTCACGGCCGCCCAGCGGGTCATGCCGCTTCCACGTCGGCGAGCAGCGGCGCGTCGGCGGTCAGCCGCGAGCGGATCAGATCGCAGAAGGCAGACGACAACTCGATGCCGATCGCGTGGCGCTGCAGGCGATCGGCTACGAGCAACGAGGTGCCGGCGCCGGCGAAAACGTCCAAAACGGTGCAGGGCACGGGGTCGCCGGCATCCGGGCAGGAGCAGGACGGCTGCCAGCCGAGGTGTCGCGGCGCGGTTTTGGCGAGACTCTGCCCGGTCGGCGTGCGCAGCCGCTTGGGCTGCCGATCCGGCATCTGCGACAATTTCTGGTGGTCGCACGAGGCTAAGCCCATGCCGTGATCGACGGGCACGCGCTCCGTCACCCGCACCCACGGCGCCTGGCACGCCGGGCAGCAGCCCTTCTCGGACGTGCCCGCCTTGATGCAGATCTCGGCCAGCGCGGACGGCATGACGGCGAAGTGGGCGAGCGAGCACGACTCGCTGGCGATGCTCCAGACGTTGCGGAGATTGCGGGTGTCCGAGGTGCCGCCCTGGCAGAGCGGGTTCTGCACCCCGGCCGCCGCCCGCGCCGCGCCTTTGGGCTGCTCCGCGGTGCCGGTCAACCGCGCCTGCAGCCTCGATGCCGCCCGCTCCGCAACCGCCTCGGCGTCGTAAAAGTAATTGGCCGAGCGCGTCAGCAGGAAGACGTGCTCGTGGGCCGACGTCGGCCGGTCGCGCACCGACTCCGGCATCGGATTCTGCTTCGCCCAAATGCAATCGGCTCGGAGGTACCAGCCGTCCTCCTGCAGCGCGATGGCGACCCGCGCCGGGATCATCAGCAGGTCCTTGGGCTTCAGGCCATGGCTGACGCGACGAGGCTCGAACCTCTGATGCGCGATGCTCAGGTCAGCCGACCGCAAACGGGACTGCTCGTCTCGCCCGTCCTTGCGCAAGCCGCTGCTCTTGCCGGTGCCGCCGCTGCCTTTGGTGTCGCTGGCGTAGCTGTCGCCCAGGTTGAGCCAAGCGCAGCCGGTTGGGTGCAGAACCCTTCGCACCTCGCGGAACACCTCGACCAGCGCCTGGACGTACTCGGCAACCGAGGTCTCGGCGCCGATCTCCTTCGCCTTGTCCGGGTGGCCGTCGGGCAGATAGCTGCGTAAAGAAAAGTAGGGAGGGCTGCTGCAGACGCATTGCACGCTCTCGGGCTCGAGGCCCTTGAGCACCTCGCGGCAATCGCCGTGCAGCAGCCGCACGCTCACTTCTTGTCGCTATCCTGCTCGCCGAGCTTGTCGGCGTCCTCAGGCTTGGTCTTGATCTCCTCCTCGGTCGCCGCCACCGGGGCCGTGGTCTCGCCGCCGCCACCGATCGCCCGCGGCGCGGTCGGCGCCCCCGGGTTGCTGCCGTCGCCGGTCAGCCGGGCGCGCTCCTGGGCCGCCTCCTTGCTGTAGAAGGCGGGGTTGCGGCTGGCCGGGGTGCGGTCGACGTCCTCGCTGCGGCTGCCCGGGATGCGGCCGCCCTGCCGTGGCTGCAGCTCGATCGGCTTGCCCAGCGGCCCGAACGGCGCGCTGACCGGCGCGTCGGCGGCCGTGCCTTCCGGGATCGGGCTGTTGGTGTCGCTGGCCGCCGCCGGCGGCTTGGCGCCCTTGCCGGGCTCGCGCGTCGCCTGCGGGCCGCCTTCGGGCTCGTCACGGACCACCTGCCGCTGCCCGCCGGTGCGGGCGGTGGCCTGCGCCGTGTCGGCGTCCTTGGGCGAGACGGTCGGCGCCTTGGTGCTCGACTGCGGCGGCGTGGGCGCTGCAGCGCCCGTGCCGGCTGGCGACGGCGGGGTGATGGTCGGCTCGTCCTTGGACGGGGTGCTAGCCATGCTCTGGCTCCTTGGCGATAGGGGTGCCCAAACGGATGGCGCGCTGGGCCTGGTCCTTGGGCGGCTCGCGGGTCAGCGTCCGCTCGTGCTCGATCTCGGCCTCGTGCCGCCGACCGCGTTCCTGCAGATCGCCGGTCGCGCCACGGCTCTCGCCAACGCGCTTCCAGCCCTTGGCCTGCCAGCTGGCGAGGTTGATGGCGTACTCGTGCACATCGACGATCCGCTGGTCGCGGCCCTTCTTCAGAGTGACGGTCGGCGTGCGCATCAGCCAGCCAGCCGCACGGCAAATTCCGGCCAGATCAGCTTGGTGCCCCACAGGACGTCGAAGTCCCATTGGACCATTTTGTATTGCCTGGATACTTCGAGCCGCAGGCTGATGCCCGACATCGGATCGGTCGCCGCGGTGATCCGATTGCCGAGTTCCATGTCGGACCTTAGCGGCCGGTTCGCGAACGCGAAGGCTTCCCGCGTGAAGCCGAGGTTGACCGTGTGCGAGGCCCGCTTGGTGACCGCGGTGCCGGCGGGCACGTTGGCCTGCAGCACCGGGTCGATCGCGGTCGCGATGGCGGTCGAGACGGTGACCGTCTCGCCCACGACGTAGGTCTGCGAATCGCCGGCGAAGGAGATGATGTCGCCGACCACCAGCGTGCCGGTGGTGCTGGCCGAGAGCGGCACCGAGGCCGCGCCGGCGGCGGTCGAGGCCTGGGTGACGATCGTTGCAGCTGTACCCGCCGTGTGGAGAGGGAGCTGCTGACTCATGAAGAATCGAAAACCCAGCTTGCGGCCCATCTCGCCTTCGATGCGCGGACCGCTGTCGCTGGTCGTGTCGAAGTCGGACAGCTGCGGCAGCGCCAGGGCGTTGGCTTCGGCCGACGGGTCGAGCACCAGCATGCGGCCGTCGAGCGGCGCCAGCTGCTCGTTGAGGACGCGGCGGACGTTGGTCGCGTCGAGGATGGACGAGCCAAACGGAGAGGTTCCGGCGGTGCCGACGTAGCCGTAGACGCCCGTGTACTGGGCCGAGATGCTCTGATCGATGGAGTTGGCCAGCGCCCTGATGGCGCCCGATGCCGCCATCGGCATGAAGTGCCGGTTCTCGTCGATCTCGACCAGCTCCTTGTCGGTCAAGTAAAACGGGACGTGCTTCCAGTTGTTCAGCGTGATCTGCACCAGCCCGGGGGCGCTGTCGGCCACCGAAGCATGCACCGGCGAGGGCGTGACGTCGGTCGCGGAGTAGCTGGGGGCGACCGGGACGTCGATCGTCTGTCCCTTCTGCGCCGCCTCGTTGCCGTAATCGACATTGACGAGACGCGCGAAGATCGCCTGCTCGCGCAGGGTCAGCAGCCCCTTGGCCAAGATTTGGGGCATGATGTAGGTGAAATTATTCGCCACGACGTGGTGTTCCTGTCGCAAGGGTTGACCTCACGACCACGACCACACCTCGTGTGACGGGCCGGGTGCGCCGCGCGCACCACATCGCCAGCATCGCCCTAGGAGTCGGTGAAGCGGACCTCGCCGCGCGCCACCGCCTCCAGGTTCTGACCGATGCCGCGATTATCGCTCAATGACAGTGTCTTTTTAAAGCCCCCATTCGCCTGCGGCGGTCGAGAGCCCGGCGCGCCCGCCCCGGTGCTGGGCTCGAACAGGTGCGGCGCGTCGCCGGCCAGCCCGGCGATCCACTCGTCCATGCTCATCGGGTCGAGCCCGGTCTTGCCGTTGACCACGCTGCCCTCGGCGTCGAGCGGCAGCACCTTGTCCTCGAGCAGCTTGAAGATGCTGCGGCCACGGTTGAGCACATCGGTCAGCGCCGTCTGCCGGACGCCGGCCTTGTTGGCGATGTTGGTGATCTCCTGGTCGACCAGCACCTGGCTGAGCCGGCTCGAGGCCTTGCCGAGCAGCCCGTCCTTCTCCTGCAGCTGCTGCTGCAGCGCCTGCAGCTGGCGCTCGTGGTCCTTCTTCATGCGCTCGACCCGCTGCGTCAGCAGCTCCTCGACCTTGCCGGCGTCCAGCAGCTGCTTGTCCTCGAGCTGCTGCAGCTTGCCGAGCTGCTCCTTGATCTGGTCGGGCTCCAGGTCGCCAAGCTCGCCGAACTGGCCGCGCAAGGCCTCGAGCTTCTGCGTGGCCTCGCCGCGCCGCTCCTTTTCCTTCCTGAACGCGGTGCGCAAGGACGCCACGCCGGGGTGGTCGTCGATGCCGTCGAGCGCCAGCACGTACCGGCCGTTGACCTCCTCGTACAGCTCGTGCAGGGCCTCGGGCAGCTCGTCGAGGCTGTCGAGGACGGATCTCAGCTTCTTGGCCATGGGGTCAGGCTGCCGGTTGGGGTGCGGGCGCGGCGCGGGCGGGGTGCTGCGGGTCGTTGGGCCACTGGCCGGGGAACAGGCGGTGCAGGAGGTCGTCGGGCTGGCGGGCGATGGCGCCGGCCAGGCTGTCGCCGGCGACGCTGCAGTCGCCCGCGCGAATGGCGATGGCGACGTGGATCGCCGAGGCGCACAGGTCGGGACGGGTCAGCCAGGAACGGTCGCCGGGCAGGTCGATCCTCAGGTCGTGACCCTGGTTGCCGGCGGCGCCGGTGACGCCCTGGGCGTAGTAGCCGCCCTCGGGACGCCAGCCGAACGGCGTGCCGAACAGCCGGACCTCGTCGGCGCCGAGATATTTCGCCAGCCCGAGCGCGCGGTTGCTGACCGTGTAGCCGCCGACGATGCAATCCGCGCGCTCGTAGGCGTAGCGGTAGAGGTGGATCTCGCAGATCTGCACCATCTCGCCGGTCTCGCGGTGCGGCACCTTGCCGAGCCAGCCGGTCGCCGAGTGGTAGATGCGGACGTCCAGGCCGGCGAGGTGGTCGAACAGCTCAGGGGCGCAGGAGCTGGCGAGCCAGTAGGTCACGCCGGGCGCGCGCGGGTACTTGGCGCGCTGGCCGGCGTCGGGATCCATGGCGACGGTCGCGTGCACCGGCACGTCCGCCGCGGTCAGGACGGTCATCGCCTCCTTGAGCGCCCAGATCTGCCAGCCGTGCGCCGCGAGCTGGCGCAGCTCGCCCAGCCGCTTGGCCGTCAGGGTCGGGCCGGTGGCGGCGACGGCGACGCGCGCGCCCTGCAGCTCGCCGTGCCGCGCCAGCTCGAGCCCGCGCTGGCTGGCCTGCAGGATGTGGTGGTGCAGGTGGGTCAGATGCGGGTTTGAGAACGAGAAGCTGCGCGTCAAAGGCTAATCCCGATGGCTCCGGGGAAGCCTTACGACACTCAACTAGGAAATGGAAGGATCCAGGTACGGATGGCTTAGCAGGCGAACAAGGACCCTACGGCTTGGCGTCCTTCGCGTCATCCGGCGCCACCAGCCGTTCACCCTCGACCCGATAGGTGCCGTTGGGCCAGTCCTTGGCAGGACGGCCGAAGAACGGCTCGTCGGGATCGACCGGGCCGACCTGGTCGACCATGACGCCGTCGCGGCGCGGCGGATCCTCGGCGAAGGCCGCCAGCCGCCGGCCGTCGGACAGGGTCGAGAGGTAGAGAACAACCGTCATGCCAGGCGATCCAGGTCTGCATCCTGCAGGATGTCGGAAACCGCGCTGATGGTACGCGCGAAGCGCCGTTGCATCCAGTGGCGGTCGTACTGATAGGCCCAACGGCCGACCGGGCTGCGAAAGGTCGAGTACAGCTCGGCGAAGACCTCGAGCGGGTTCAGCAGCCAATACTTGCTGCGCTCCAGGAACGCCGCGCGCTCCTGCTCGGGCAGCGCCAACGCCTCTTCGGCCATCAGCTCGTGCAGGCGCATGCCGTCGACCCGGTGCTGGAACGACCGGTACGACTGCCCGAGCCGGGCGCCCAAGGCGTCGTCGAGGGCATGGCCGAACTCGTGCGCCTGGACGTTCAAGGGCGAGCTGAGCTTCGGCTGCAGGATGATCTCACGCAGGTTCGAATCGTGATGGCCGGCGGCCTGCTTGCCCGCCGACGGGCCGGACGTGAAGGTGAACGGCGTCCCGACCTCGTTCTTGCTCAGCGGCTTGTGCACCTGCACCGCCCACAGATCCTTTTCCGGCACGACGTCGCGGTACCAGGTCGCGATGACCTCGGCGGTCTTCTTGCCGTCCGGATCGCGCTTGAGCTTGTCCTCGATCGTGATCCGGCCGACGTAGGTGTCGCGCAGGTCGGACGGCGGACCACCCCAGGCGACACCGCCGCCGGCAGCCGCGGCCGTCCCGCCGGTCTTGGCCAGCGCCGCAAACCCCTTCCACAGGTCGCCGTTGCCGAGCGCTCGTGCCTCGGCCAAACGGCCGAGCGCCGCGGCCATGGTCTGCTTGTCCGCACCCAGCCGCATCGCCTCCATGGCGCGCTCGGCCGGCAGCAGCTCGACGCCGTCGACGCCGAGGCTGGCATCCCACGGCGCGCCGCCGGTGCGCCGGGCGAGGTAGATCCGGCGCCAGGTCGTGCCGTCGATCACGTCGCCAGCGATGCCCTCGATCTTCACGGCGAGGCCGAGCTGGTCGTAGGCCGCGCGGATCGCCTCGCGCTGCAGGAGGACCGGCGTCGCCGCCTCGGTCCGCCCGTAGAAGGTCGAGGCCGGCTGCAGGTGGCCGCCGTCCTGGTCGAGGTGGGCGCGCACCATCCAGACCCGGCCGTCATCCTCGACCACGAGCACGCCGGCGCTCTGGTCAAGGCCGAGGGTCGGGATCCGCTCGCCGGCGATCCGCTTCGTGCCGGTGACCTTGTCCCAATCCTCGGGCCGTTCGGCCGGCGCGAGCTTGGGTCCTTTCGGCGGGCTGATGTCGGTGGCGCCGCCGGGCCGGAACACGACGTGGCCGTTCGGATCCTTCAGCTTCGGGTGCGTCCGCGCGGCTTCCTTGAGCACCCGCTCCTTGAGCAGCGACCGGGCCGGGCCGGCGGCCTGCTCGGCCTCGAACACGGCGCGCGCGGCGCCGATCGCGTCGGCGAAGGCGGCCTTGACCGCGTCGGGCAGGTTGCTGAGCGAGATGTCGTCGGGCATCGGCCGGCCGCTGCGCGCCTCGCGCACCACGCGGTTCAGCAGGCCGCGCACCGGCCCGCCCATGCCGGCGGCCGTGATCGCCTCGCGCGCGGCGCTCTCGGCCGTGTTCAGCGCGCTCCGGCGCTTCTCGGCCTGCTGCACCGCGGCTTCCCAGCCCTTGATCTCGGCTTCCTTGAGCGCCGCCGTGCTGCCCTTGGTGACCAGCTCCTCGAGCTGCTCGATGCTCAGCTCGTTGCCGGTCTGGTCGATCAGGTCGGCCATCTTGATCTTGCCGGCCGACCACAGCCGGTGCTTGGCCGCGGTGAGCACGCCGTTCCTGACCGCCCAGCCCGGCTCCTGCGCTTCCTTCAGCGTCAACCAGGAATCAAAATCCAAGGTGCTGGGCACGGCGCCGTCGAGCGAGCTTCGGGCGTTGGCCTTGGCGTCCGCGATCTTCGCCGCCGACCAGCCGCGCGCCTGCAGCCGCTTGGTGAAGAGCTCCTCGAACGGCACCTCCTGCTTGCCGCGCTCGGGCGGCAGCGCCTTTGGCCCGGCCAGCTCGTCCCAGCTCTTGAGGACGGACACCCACGTGCTGCGGCAGTTCCAATGGTACGGAATGCCGGACTGGAACGGCTTGTCGTGGCCAACGGGCTCGCCATCCAACGTGTACAGCAAGCCATCCCTGGCCTTGCAGATTTCGCTCGTCCTGGTGTCGAGCGTCGAATGGTGCTGGATGTACTTGATGATGTCGCTGTTTTGCCGATAGCTCGCCAGCCGGGCGTCGCTGGCCACCTGCTGGATGCTGGTGCGAACGAGCGCTTCGGCTTGATGGCGCGGCCCGACGAACGCGCCCGGCGTGTCCTTGCTGCCCAGCAGCCGCTGGGTGATCTTGTCGACGCCCTCGCCGCTGAGATAGCCGTTGGTGATCTCGCGCCGCAGCACGCCCTTGTAGCTCTCGCCCTGCGCCGACCACCACTCCTTGACCCGCCGGCCCTCGATCAGCGCGTCGTCGGCGACGGCGGCCAGCTGGTGCTCGCTGAGCGCCGTGGTGGCGACGGGCACGCCAATCGCCTGGTCGAGGCTGGCGCGCGCGAAGCTGCTCTCGACCCCGGCCAGCTTGGCGAGGTCGCGAACGTGCTGCGCGGCGATGCCCTGGTAGCGCTCGTCGACCGTGCCGGCGAGCTGCGCCAGCAACGCCTTGGCGCGCTGCTGCTGAAACGCGGTCTGCCCGCCCTTGCGCAGCTTGGCCGCCACCTCGGTCGCCAGATCGTCGAGCTGGTCGATAACCTTAGCGACCTGGTCGGCTGATAGCCGCTGCAGATCGACCGCGTGCTGGATGGCGGCGTCCGCCAGCTGGTCGTTGACGCTGTCCGCCACGGCTGCCGGTCAGCCGTCAGGCGGCTTTGACGGCGACGGGCTTGGTGCCGGCCGGGACCGCCACCGGCGGCACCGCTGCCTGCCCCGGCCGCTGCCCAGGCACCGCCGCCGCCAGCATCGGCGGCATGGCCTTGGCGGTCTCGCTGTCGAGCTGGTCGCGCACGTCCTCGTCGCTCAGGTGGTCGGGGATCAGCTCGCCGCGCCGCAGGTTGTGCATCAGCACCTCCCACGAGAAGGCGCCGGCGTTCCAGGCGGCGACCATCTGCGCCAGATCCTGGCCGGTGAGGCCGGCATCGAAGAAGTCGGTGTTGAGCTGGACGTCGGCGTCGAGCGCGGCGGCGTCCTCGCCGGCCCCGGCCCACCACAAGGCGGTGCGCAGCGCCTTGGTCAGGGCAAAGCTGGAGGTGTTGGCGATGGCCGCCAGGATCGAGGTCTCGCCGGTCTGCCGCAGGCGCACGGTCTCGGCGGCCTCGGCATCCTTCTTCTGGCTTTCCAGGATCCTGCCGCCGGCGGCGGCCATGCGGCTTTCCAGGTGCTCGACCTGGGTCGAGAGCGAGCCGATGCCGGCGCCGCTGACCTCGAGCATCCCGGCCTTGCCCTGGCTGGTCAGCAGCCACGCCGTGCCTGAGCCGATGCGCCACTCGCGCGGCGCCGGGTCGGCGGCGCTGTGATCGTCGGCAACCCAGGGGGTTGGCAGGGCGACCATGTGCAAGGCGTGAGCCAGATCCGCCGAGCAGCGATAATGGGCGAGGTTAAGGTTGCAGACGTCGAGCAGCGGCGGCTTCTGCGGCTGCGGATCAAGGGAGAACGGGCCGCAGGTGACGAACGGGATGAAGTCGAGCGCGCGGCCGCGCCGTGCCGGCACGTAAGCGTCGACCCGGTTCCATTCGTCGCCGTCGCCTTGCTGCTTGTGGTCGCTCGGCTGCCACAGCTCGACGCCGTAGACGCCGTCCTTCAGCTGCAGGACCCGGAGCTGCCGCAGGGCGTGATCGCCGTAGCCGTCCTCTTCCGGGACGGTGACCTCGTCCTCAAGGATCAGCTGCTGCAGGAAGGGCAGGCCCGCGGCGTCGATGCCCACCGACCAGTTGCGGATGTGCTCGGCGGGGTACAAGCGAATGTACGGCCGGCCGTTCTCGCCCTGGGCCAGGTCGGTGATGATCCCGGCGCGGCCGGTGGCCAGCACCTCCTGCACCAGGTCGCGCGCCACGACATCGGCCGGGGTGCCGTCGAGGGTCAGGTTGTCGGCCCAATCCTCGTAGGCTGCAGGCAGATTGACCGTCGGCGGCTTGCGGAAGATCAGCCCGGTCAAGCCGGCGCGGGTGCGCGCGACCGCGGCCTCGAACGGGGCGCGGGCCAAGAAGCTGCGGAAGTCGCGCCAGTCCTGGCCGCTGGGGCGGGGAAGGTAGGTCTCGCCCTTGGCCTTGATCGCCTCCTCGCCCTCAAGGGCGTCGCGGATCTTGGCCCAGACCTCGGCGCGATCCGCGTAGCAGCGATGGGTGTTGGTCACGGGCATGGGCGCGTCCAAGGCGAAAGGATCGCACCTGGATAGAGCCGGGACGCGATTCAATCAAGCCGGGGGTCCATCCACGCCGCGTGGGGGGGCCAAGTCGAGCGCGCGGCGGCGCCTTGCCTTGCCTCGCCGTGCCTCGCCGGCCATGCCACGCCTCGCCCGGCCACGCCTCGCCCGGCCACGCCGCGCCAAGCCCGGCCTTACCGCGCCTCGCCGGCCGCGCCGAGCCATGCCCCGCCTTGCCGTGCCGAGCCGCGCCCAGCCTTGCCGAGCCCTGCCGGCCGCGCCCAGCCCCGACCCGCCACACCTTGCCGCACCGCGCCTTGCCATGCCGGACGCACCCTGCCTTGCCAGAACCAACCTGGCCCTGCCTTGCCACGCCGGCCACGCCCCGCCGCACCTCGCCGTGCCGTGCCTCACCGTGCCCTGCCCCGCCGCGCCGTACCCTACCGGCCGCACCCCGCCGCGCCGCGCCAGACCCCGCCATGCCTTGCCGCGCCTCGCCAGCCCGGCCCCGCCTAGCCCTGCCGGGCCCGGCCTAGCCCAGCCCCGCCGTGCCAAGCCCCGCCGGCCCTGCCATGCCGAGCCTTGCCACGCCCCGCCTTGCCGGCCGCACCCTGCCGTGCCATGCCACACCGCGCCGCGCCTCGCCACGCCGTGCCGCGCCCCGCCCTGCCGGCCACGCCAGACCGCGCCTTGCCCAACCGGATCACGCCGAGCCACGCCTCGCCGGCCGCGCCACGCCACACCGCACCTCGCCGCAACCAGCCAGGCCATGCCGGTCCAGCCACGCCTTGCCAGGCCTCACCGCGCCATGCCGTGCCCGACCTCACCCCGCCTCGCCGGCCATGCCGTGCCGCGCCATGCCCGACCTCGCCACGCCCTGCCAGCCACGCCGCGCCTAGCCAAGCCTGGCCAAGCCACGCCACGCCACGCCACGCCGGCCCTGCCAAACCCGACCTGGACACGCCTTGCCGCGCCTGGCCATGCCATACCCGCGCCAGCCACACCACGCCTGTAGGATCAGGCCTCGACCAGCTCGGGCGCCGGCTCCTCGAGCAGCGCATCGATCGCCATCATCACCTCGCCCAGGCCAACCAGCACCCGGTACCGCGCCCGGAACAGCCGCAGCTCGCGCAGCGCCTCGCGCAGCAACGCCGACTGGTGGCTCGGCTCCTGCATCGCCACCAGCGTCTCGCGGTAGCCGCGCACCTCGTCCCGCGGCTTGAAGCTGGCGTACACCGCCACCGGCTCGGAGCGCTCCTCGCGCCCGTCCTCGTGCCGGCGGATCACCACCACCCGCACCCCGCGCTGCAGGGTCTCCGCCTGCACCTCGCGCCAGCGCTCGGCCGCCACCGCGTCCTGCCAGGTGAAGGCACCATGCAGCTTGGCCTCCTCAGGCCGCGCCGCGTTCACCACCGCCCGCGGATCGAGCACCGGCGCGTTGCCCTGGATGCGCCGCAGCTCGCCCGCCACCATGGCGGCGCTCTCCTTGGTCCGCGGGAATCCTTTCTCGAGGGCGTAGGTCGAGGACCACTCGTAGCCGAGGTGGACGTCACGCGGCATCCGCAAGGCGGCTCTCCTGCTCGATGTCGGCAACGATGCTCATCTCGGCCGCGGAGGCAGCGTGAAACCGGCCGTAGGTGCCATCCCGCTCAGCACGCCACTCGCCGATGCCGACCCCGAACCCGGCCGTGTTGATCAGGTTCATGATCTGCCCTTCCGACAACACGCCCTCGTTGTAGCTAACGTTGAGCCGCGCCGCCCACGGCCAGAACTGGCCCCGGTAGCGGAGATCCGCGGTGCCCATGCCGACGCGCACCATGTCCTCGCGCATCTCCGGCTCGCCGGCGATGATCCGCACCAAATCGTAGCGCGCCTCCATGCGCCGGCCGTTGTGCTCGTAGGCGGACGGGATGCTGATCTGCTCGCCGACGATATGGAACGCCTGGCGGGCGGCGATCTTGGTCATGTCGGCCACGGACGTGCAGGCGGTCACCGCCGCCGCCTTGAACGCGACGCTGGGGAAGCCGTAGCCGCCGCCCGGCAGGCGGTAGAGGCTGTCCTGGAAATCCTGCCAGGGGTCCTTGGCCTCCTTCGCGCCCTTGGCGACCTTCATTTGCTTGCCGAGCATCTCGAGCTTGGCCTTCTGCGACCAGGCGTGAACGATCAACGGGCTGGCGCCGAGGACGGCCACCTCCATGGTTCTGATGCGCAGTTCCGGAACGACAACGGACGTGGTAGCGGCTTTGACGGCCATGCGGCGAGGCTCCTTCTCGCTTAGCGTGGGGGCGGCGCGTGTGGTGCCAGCACGCGCGTCGCCCATCCATGATCTGGTCAGATTGTGGCTGACCAAGACTATCGCTTAGCAGCCCACCGGTTGGCGTCAATAGCAGATGAGGACAGGCGGGTCCGAGCCGGGATCGGGCGCGTCGTCGCTCATGACGCCGCGCCGCCTGCCGGCCCTCCAGGGCCGCTCACCGCGGCGGCTCCTCTTCCAGCCGCGGGTCCCACTTCTTTTTCTCGATCGCCTCGGCCAGGACCTCGGCCGGATCCCTGCCTTTGGTGACAACCTGCCAATGCAGCGAGGACACCGCCATCCCGACCCGTTTCGCCCAGGCGTTCATGCTCATGGTCTCGCCGCGGAAGGTGATCTTCGACCGCGTCAGCTCCCGAGCAGGCTCGGTCAGCGCCCGCTCCACGGGCCAGCCCAGCTTGTCGAGCCGGTGGAGAAGCAACGGCACCGAGATGCCGATACGTTCCGCCCAGTGGGTGAGAACCAGGGTCTGGCCACGGAAGGTGAGCAGCCGGTTGTTGCGCTTGTTGGTCGCCTGCTCGTGCATCGGGATCCAGACGCAGTTGCCGGGCTCGTAGTGGCCGTTCACGTCGAGCCGCTCGATGCTGTAACGACCCTTCTTCGGCCGCTCGCCCATGTCGGCGAGGAAGTTCGCGAAGCTCTTGCGCCACCGCTCGCAGACCTCGATCCCGCGACCGCCGTAATCGGCATAGTACTTGTTGTTGGGATTGGTGCAGCGGTCGATCATGCCCCGCAAGGTGAGGTATTCTGGCGTTGTCTCTCCTCGCTTGCTGGCCCCATGCTTGGTGTTTCGGGCCATTCGTTGATCCCGGTCCAGGCAACCACAGCTTTTCGTGTGGCCCGAGCGGAGCGCGCCGGCCCAGACGATCACCTCCTCGCCGCAGTCGCACCGGCAACTCCACGTGACCTTGGTCTCGCCCCCGGTTTGCGCGGTGCCGGCACGGTTGAGCACCGTGAGCCGACCGAACCGCTGGCCGGTGAGATCGATGAATGCGGGCATGGCGGCTCCTCATCGGTCACGGCCGCGCCGCCCCCTGCCGGCCCTCCAGCGTGCTCAGCCGTTGCAGCGCCTCGTCCAGCTGCCCCTGCAGCCGGTCCCGCTCGGCCTGCTCCCGCGCCTGCTCCTGGCCGCGCTGCAGCAGCTTGAGATCCCCGCAGCTGTTCATCTGCACCAGGACCAGCACCCAGACCACGAAGGTCAGCAGGCCCGTCCAGCCGAAATGGTAGCGCTGGTTGTCCTTGAGCAGCTTGAGCCGGTGGTGGAGGTAGGACAGCTTGCCCTCGGGTCCGTAGCTGTCGAAGGGGTCGTCGCTCACGGCGCGACCTCGCTGCCGGCGTAGATCTCGTCCAGCGGCACGAGCGCCTCCAGCGTCGGGCTGGCGAACGCGTCGCCGGCATGGTCGGTGCCGTGCCAGACGCCGGCGGCGTCGCGCCGCCAGACCTGCACCCAGCGCTGCTTGGTCTCGACCAGCCAGATCTCGCCCACGCTCGGCAGCGCCTTGTATTCCGGCACCTTCTCCAGCAGATCCGTGTCGCGGTTGCCGGGCGACAGCACCTCGACCAGCAGCAGCGGGTCGGCGGTGGTCGGCCCCGGCGGCTGGCAGGTCACCGCGACGTCGGGCTCACGCCAGCGCCCGCTCGCCACCGTCACGCTGCCGGGCGCCTCGGGCCGGCACGGGCGCCGCCCCTGGGGCGGTCCCCCGCCCCGAGCCAGCGCGTTGCCGATCAGCCGCGCGGCGTTGGCCGCGATCGTGCGGTGCGGCCCGCCGGGCGGGTTCATCGCCACCGGCTGGCCGTCGACCAGCTCGTAGCGCGTGCCGGTGCGGTCGTCCCAGGCCAGGAACTCGTCCACCGTCATCCCGCGCGGCGCCGACCGGGCGCTCACGGCTCTTGCTCCCGCCGCCGCTCCATCTCGTCCAGCCGCTGCTCGACCTTGCGCAGGCGCTGCTCCAGCTCGCGCAGATGGCCGTCCAGCTGCAGCACCCGGGTGCCGCGCTCGATCTGGCCGATCTCCAGCCGCGTCAGATCGTTCTCCAGCCGGCCAAGCCGCCGCTCGATCCCGTGGAGCCGGTCCAGAAGCGGCGGGACCGTCAGCCCCGCCATCGGTCCTGCGAGCGCGGTCCCCAGCTCCGGCAGCGGCCTCTCGTTGATCGCCTGCAGCTCGGCCCGCATCTCGCGCAGCATCGCGAGGCACTCATCCTGGAGGGCATGGATCTGCGCGATCTGCTCCGCCGCCTTGTCCCAGTCCGCCGCCATGCCCTGCCCTCCCCTGGACACGGCATCGTAGCGCGGTGCGGGGGCCGGTGCGCGCAATCCGTGCGAGCGCGCACCATGGGGCGGCGGCGCGCCCCGCTAGCAGCTGGCGAGCAGGCAAGCGCTTCGGTAGAAATTGGCGCGCTACCTCTCACTGCGGAGATGAACATGACCGAGAAGAAATGGTCGCCCTGGCCGCTGATCAGCTTCGGGCTGCTCGCGCGGTCGCCGGTGATGTGTCGCAAGCTTCTGGCCACGGCGGCGCTCGCCTCGAGCCTGGGCGCGTGCGCCTCGGTGCCTAGCCCGCTCGCCCCGCTGGATCACGAGCTGGCCCGCATGACGCGGCAGCCCGACGATCCGGCCCGGGACACGTGGCAGACAGCGGGCCAGATGGCGTCGACCCGGGTCGGCGACTGCGAGGACTTCGCCGCCTACTCGTTCGCCTGGCTCCAGGCCCGTGGCTTCCATCCCACGCTCGCGATCGGCACCCGCAGCGGGGGTGGCCTGCACGCCTGGGTCGAGGTCGAGATCGACGGCCAGACCTGGTTCGCCGATCTCGACCGGGTGACCCAGCAGCGGCCGACATGGGACCCCTTGGGGCCGGTGGCGGTGGAGCTGGTGCGGCTGGCCAAGGGTGGCCCGGCGTGGCCGGAGGAACGCGCCGGCGCGCACCATGGGGCGGCCGGCGCCTAGCGCGGCCCAGGCGCGCCGACCCGGGCGCTGGTGCGGTCACCCGCACCTTGGTCACCCCCGACCCGCACCATCCCGTGCGGCAGCGCGACCCCCTGCTCGCCGTCGGCCAGCCGGCGCGCGGCGTGCAAGGCCAGGATGATGTCCTCCGGGTCGTAGGGCTTGGCCATGGCCAGGCCCGGCGCGGCGCTCGGGTCGTGGAGCACGGTCGAGACCCACGCCGTGCAATAGACCACGGCGCAGTCCTGGGCGCCTAGCGCGCGCGCGACCACGCGGCCGTCGCCTGGCGCCAGCTTGACATCCACCAGCGCGTGGGTCGGATGGGTGAGCGCGGCCAGGACCAAAGCGCCGTGCTCGCTGCCGGCGACGCCGACCACCTCCAGCCCGGCCTCCTCAAGAACCTGCTGCGCCAAGATCGCGATCACCACCTCGTCCTCGACCACGAGAACCCGAGCCGCCCTGGGGGCGGTCACGGGTCGAGGCGGCGCACCGCCTCCTCCAGAAGCTGGAGCTGGCGGTACCCCTGGGCGTTGCGCTCGTCAGACAGGGTCAGATTGCGGGTGCCCTGCACGTTGCGCTCCACCAGCTGCTCTTCCATCGCCCCCAGCCGCAGGTAGGTCTGCCGCAGCAGCACGCAGGCCGTCACCAGCGCGATCACCATCGCGATGCTCGCCGCGGCGTTCAACACCTCCAGCTTGGTCAAGGTCGCGATCAAGGTCCTTTCGGGCATCGCCCTTCCTCCTGGCGTGCCACTGGCGCCGCAGGAGCAAAAGCGCGCCTGAAACCCAGCACAACGCCGACAACCAGCCGAAGGCCAACACCACCCAGAACAGCACGGGCGGCTCGGACAGCTCAGTAGACCCCATGCAAACGGGTTGGGCCGCGCGGGCCAGAACCGACGATCGAAAATCTCCTGGTTACATAATAGCCCAAGGCGTCCGAAAGATGAGTCAGGCGTGGGTCGGCTTTCTTGTCAATCTCGCCGTCGCTGCCCGCGATGACGCGCACGCCCTCGAGGTCGCGCACCGTCCAGGGCGCCTTCGTCGGGTCGACCATCAGCCGAACCTCGCCCAGGGCGTTCTTGAGCCGGGCGTTGACGCTGTTGATCCGCACCCGCTCGGGCGGGTTGGCGGGCGGGATGTCGAGCGCCAGGCGGTCCTTGAAGTGGGCGCCGAGCAGCCGCCGGACGATGTCCCAGTCGCTGCCGGCGACCTTCGCCGAGCCCGCCGCGCCGCCGGTGGCATCGCCGTAGCACACCACGCGGCCGACGTGATGGCCCCAGTCGGCCAGGATCTTGCGGCAGACCCTTTCCGTGTTGCTCGAGCGCTCGATGTGCACCTCGCCGATCACGCCGGTGCCGTCGTGGCCGCTGGGCAGCCGCAGCTCCTGCGCGATCACGGCCGTGCCTGGATCGACGTTGAAGTCGAGGCACAGGATCAGCGGCGCGCGCGGGTCATGCGACAGCCGGGCGCAGTGGGTCCGTTCCTCGAACGGGTAGTAGATCCGGCCGGCGAACGACAGGAACGACGCCTCGAACTCCTGCTGGAACGTCAGCTCGTCCATGTCGCGCCGCGCCGCCTCGATCTCGCCTGGCGACAGGATATCGGCCGACACCCAGTGGAAGCCGGCCCATTCGCCCGACTCGTCGGCCAGCGCGTACCTAAATAGATCATAGTAATGGTTGCGTCCCTCCGGTGTGCCGATCATCCAGCACCAACCGCCGCGGTCGGCCAGCGCCGGGCGGATGTTGGCGGTCCAGGCGGTGGCGCGCATGTTGCCGTATTCGTCCAGGCAGCCGCCGTTCCAGGACCGGCCCTCGATCCGTTCCGGCTTGTCCATGCCGACGACCCAGATCTCGGCGCCGTTGACCAGGCGGATCATCAGCTCGCTCTCGCGCGGGGTCTCGGCGAGCGCCCAGGGCGGGATCAAGCGCTTCAGATCCTGCCAATAGATCTGCTTGGCCTGATCGCGGGTCGGGGCGGCGGCGAAGAACCGAGCATCGGGCCAGCGGTCCTCGAGCAGGGCTTGCCTTACCAGGTTCCTCTTGGCGCGCTCGGTCTTGCCGCTGCGGCGCCCGGCCGGCACGACCCGGAACCGCGCCTTGCTGGTCACCAGCTTGTGCTGGATCGGGTGCGGCCGCAGCTGGTACCAGCGCGGGGTCAGCGCCTCCTGCAGGTTCATGACCGGGCACCGCCGGCGTAAGCCCGGACCAGCCCCTCGGCGAGCAGCACCTGCGCGACGTAGCGGCCGTCGGGCAAAAGGATGTCGGCGAGGTAGCGGCCGTAGCGGTCGGTCTCGCGGGTCTTATGCGTCTGCACGATGACGGTCAGGTCGGGCGGCAAAAGCTGGCCCAGGCGGACCTTGGCCATCTGCGCCGCGAGCCGCGCGGTGGCGTCGGGGCTGTTGGTCTCGGGCGCGTCGATCCCGAGCAGGCGCACGGTCTGCTCGAGGCTGACGTGGAAGCCAAGCTGGAACAGGGCGCGGATCGTGTCGCCGTCAACGACGCGGGCGCAGCGGGCGGCGTAGGTGTAGAGCGTCATCACCCCGCGCCTTCCTCGCGTGCCGCGTCATGCACCAGCTCGGGCTCGGGCGGGGCCAGGTCCTCGAGCAGCTTGATCGCCCGCGCGGCGTCGCGCAGCCGCTGCGCCAGCAGGTCGGCGGCGCTGCCGGCGCTGTTCGGGTCGGCCGAGGCGGCGGGGATCGGCTGGGTCTCGCGCCAGCCCATCTGCGTCTTGCTGTACCAGATCGCGGCCGTCATGTTGCCGGCCTTGGCCTGATCGAGGATCGCCTTGCCGACGTTGAGGTGGGCGTCGGCGCGGCCCTGGCTCAGCTCGAGCCGGAAGTGCTGCTTCAGCGTGGTCTCGCTGATCGGCAGCCCGGAGCCGCGATCGAGGATCAAGAGCGCGATGTAATGGTCCGCGACGCCGGCGCCGGACGCGGTCATGACCGCCTCGCGCTGCGCCTTCGACGGCTCGAACCGCGGCCGCCCGCGCCCGCGCTTCTTGGGCGACGGATCGGGCACCTTGGCCCGCGCTCTAGGCATGACGGACCGTGCGGTCCAGGGCAGCGAGGGGGACGCGGGACAGGGCCAGGCTCTCCATGCTGGGCGGGGTGGCGCGCAAGCTAGACCCCGCGCGTGCGCTTGGCGAGATACCTGCCCCCTCGCGGCCACCCCGGAAGCGGCTGCCCGGCGCCTTGATGGCGAAAATCTGCTGGATTTGCCCTGACGCGACCCCGGTGAAGCGCTATCGTCCCGCTCAAAGTGGGAGAACACCATGCAGAACCTGTCCCCAGGAGGCTGGGCCGCGGCCGTCTACGAGCTGACGCCGGACGGCGAGCCCGAGCACATCGTCTGGCACCCGCAACCCGAGCTGGCCGAAGCCGACTACCTGCTGCGCTGCCTGAGCGTGCGCCGGCCGGGCTGGCTGCGGCTGGTGCCGCACCCGGCCCTGACCCGCGCGGACGGCGCCGGCCTGTGGCCCGGGATGTTCGCGGCCGATGAGCCCATGAGCCCGAGCCTGGGCGCCCGCGAGGCGCACCCGGGCCGGCGGGCGGGCTGGGCGCCGCTCGATTTGCCGGGGCGCCAGCCGCTGGCCTCCTGGCGCCAGCCGACCAAGTCGATGCTGGCCGGGCTGCTGGGCGCCATCCAGCTCGAGGCCGAGGCGATCGTCCGCCTGAGCGGGCTCGCGCCGTGGCAGGTGGAGCGGTTCGAGCTGGGGGTGCTGCCGGACCAGGCCGAGGACGGGGAGCTGCGCCGGATGCTGCTGGCGCGCTGGGGCGGGCACCTCGACGGCAGCCGGCCGATCCGGCCGATGGACGCGCTGCGGACGACCTGAGCCGGCGCGCCGCGCCGGATCGCGGCGTAGCATGGTGCGCTTCCGGTCGTTCCCGCGTGGCGGCGTTTCGTCCCGCACGATACAAGAAAAGGGCCAGGCGATGGAGCCCGGCGCTGCGGGAGACGAAAGATGCGCTACCCCGAGAAGATGATGGCGAAGGTGGCGAAGTGCCCGCGCGACGTGCGCCACGATGGCCGCGACCACGCCTGGACCGGCAAGATCGGCCAGCGGATCAGCGACCCGCGGATTTGGGTGATCGAGCTGGAGGCCGACGACTGCAGCCGGATCTGGGTCGACGCCGCCGGCCGCATCTACCCCGACTGACACGACCCGGGGCGGCTCAGGTGCGGTCCAGGTGCGGTCACCCGCACCGCCCCGCACCGGGCCGCCCGCCACCCCTTCGGGAAACGAAAGATGACCATGCCAACCGCCAAGCAGCTGGCCTACCTGCGCGTGCTCCTGACCCAGGCCGGCTTGGGCGACGAGCGTCACCTGGGCGCCTGGGCCAAACGCTACGGCCTGACCATGCGCGAGCGCCAGGGCCGCCTCGATCAGGCCGACAGCGTCACCGTGTCGAAGCTGATCGACGCGCTCAAGGAGAAGGAGCAGGCACGCTGATGACCCGCCACGAGATCGAGACCGCCGTCTTCAACTACCTCGACGGCCAGGACGTCGGCGACGTCGAGGCCGACCTCGAGGATTTCATGACCAACTCTGTCCTGCCCGCGGCCGGCGATGACGAGGATCTCGACGAGATCGCCGACGAGGCGAGGGAGATCCTCGAGTGGATCAAGGCAAGGCAGGAGCAGGCCTGATGCCCCGCCATGCCCTGGGCGACCGCGCCATGACCTCGACCGAGCGCTCGGCCCGGCGCCGGCAACGCGCCCTTCGGCTGCGGCTGGCGGTGGCGCAGGTGATCGACGCCTGGACGGCCGGCATCCCGGCGCGCGAGCTTCACCCGCTGATCGAGGATCTGCAGCACGCGCTGGCGGCCAACAACGATCGCTGACCCTCAACCATCAACCGGCACGCGGCAATCCCGCCGCGCTCACTGCGAGGAACAACCGATGACCACCCTCACACGGTGCATGCCGCTCAATCTAACGCTTGGCATGGCGGCGGGCGCTCTTGCCCTCGGCTACCTGACCGCCGGACCGGCGCCGCGGCCCGCCCAAGCGGCGGCGAGCGTGCCAACGCCGTCGGCAGCCGAGGCACCGCCCACGATCGTCGACCACATGCACCTGCTAGGCGACTTCCTGCGGACCGCGGGCGCGATCACCGCCTACGACGTCAACGTCGAGCTGTTCGACGACAGCATCTACGAGGTGACGATCGGCAGCCTTCTGCCCGGCGATGCCCGTCTCACGGCCGAGCAGATCTGCTCCACGCTGCGTCAGGCCGCTCCCGGCCACGAGCCGTGGCGGCTGGAGGTCTATCTGGCGGTAGGCAACAGGCCGGCCGCGACCTGCCGGTTCTGAACCAGGCTTGCGACCAGGGCCGGAAACGAGAGCGCCCGCGCGGAGCCGCTCATGACCGCGCGGGCGTCCCGTTTGGTTCGGACACCGGCATCCTGGACGAGTCGATCCCAGGGCGCAAGCCCGGCTAGCTAGCCCGGTCCGGGCGTCATGGCCTCGACCATGTCCTCGAGCATGGCCTCGGTCAGCGCCGCGACGGCGCCGGGCCGGCGCAGGGCGAGCTGCTGCCGCAGCTCCACGGCCGCGCCGATCGTGCCGGGAAAGTTGGGCACCACGAGCTGACCCGTGTCGGTCGGCTGGCCCAGCACCAGGCACAGCGCCCGGGCGCGCTGCTGGCTGGCCTCGGCGGCGACCGGGAACACGTCGGAGCGCGGCAGCTTGGCGCCCCGCTCGGTCACCAGCAGCGCGCCGCAGCGCGCGACCAGGACCAGCCACGCGCCGTCCGGCCAGCCGCTCATGTCGAGGTCTGCGCCACCAGATCCAGCGTGCCGACCATCACCCAGGAGAGCAGCACCAGCGCCCATTCCGCGACGTCGTTCGGCGGGGCCGGCCCGACCGGGCAGGCGCTGAGCCACCAGAACGCCGACCAGCCGGCAGCCAGCCGGCAGCCGAGGGGGCGCACGCTGCGCCACCACAGCCCGAGCGTGCGGGCGCGCAGCCCGCGCGGCACCGGCCCGCGCGCCGGCAGCACCACGATCGCGGCCTCGTACGGCGGGTCCGTCGTCGCGGCCGCGTTGCCGGCGGTGCCCGCCGCCGCCGCCGCCTGATCCTGCATGGGCGACATCCCCGTTGATCCTTTCGCGGCTGCGAACGGCATGCTTCCTTGCCGTCCAGGGAGATGGGAACCAAGTCGTCCCATGATGCAATGCAATATGCGGGGATGTCCAGCGCCGCGGTGTGGAAGTCTGCCGCCACCCAGGCTAGGCAGCTGCGCGCTGCCTAGCCCGCGGTGCCCCACAGCCGGCGGTAGGCCTGGGTCGCCGACCAGTCCGGGCGGCTGGTCATCGAGCAGGCCTCGCGCTCGAAGTAGCACTCGCACGCGACCAGGTGGCTGTGCTCGCGGAAGAAGTCGAACATGGCCTGAACGAAGATGCCGGCATCGGGGCCCGAGCGGTACGTGGTGCTCTCGGGCGGGTAGGGCGCCCATTCGACAATGGCGATGCCTTTGCGATACTTCTCGGCGACCTCGGCCAGCAGCTCGAGACCTTCCATGTCGACCGACCCGCTCTTGTCGAGGGCCGGCGTCCAGCAGGCGCGGGGCACCGTGGTGGTGCACCAGGGTTGATTGTCGTGGCAAGTAATGCCGATCGCGTCCCAAGTTCCGGGTGGCGGCAAGTAGCGATCGAGGCGGACGCCGGCAGGCAGCGCGCAGCGTCCCGGTCGGAAGATGAACAAATACGGGCACTGCTTGCCGGCCTGCTTCAAGCAGCCGGCACGGATGTTCTCGACAATCCGCGCCCACGCCGTCGGGAATATTTCGTAGCACCAGCGGCCGTCCGGCAATTGACCGTGGATGCTATGTTGATACCACGCCCCCGACATTTCATGTCCAATTTCCAGGACCAGCGGTGCCGTCCGGCCCCATTTCTGGTCCTGGTAGGCGAGCCGCATGCCGAGGCGCCGCCAGACGTCGTCATGCTCGCCCTTGGCGATGCTCTCCCAGGTCCCGGGGTTGCGGCCGTCCTCGTTGCTGGCCGCCGGGTCGATCGGCACCGGCCGGATGGTGTAGGCGATCGGCAGCGCCCGGGTGGCCGGGTCGCCCCAGAGCACCTGCCCCTGCTTGGAGCCCTTGCTGAAGGTCAGCACGCCGTCCGTGGTCTCGGGCGAATCGCCGGCGCCGCCGGCCAGCGCGTCCCACGAATGCGCCAGCGGCTCGCTCGACGGGCCGAACAGCTGCAGCAGGTCGCAGCCGACGCCGTTCCTCGGGCCGGCGACGAACGCCTGCCACGAGGCGGCGTTGCCGCGCCACGCCATCCCTGACCACCACGGCATCCCGGACGCTCGCCCCCGCCCCCACGGCCCATTCTCCGGCGGCGGCGGCACCGGCTGGGCCAGGGCGTCGGCCAGGGCGGCGGTCTCGACCTTGAGCCGGTCGATGGCGTGCGCCGCCAGCACCAGGACTTGCGACAGGGAGTTCTGATCGTGCGCCAGCGTGGCCAGCTGGGTGGCGCTGCGGTCGATCCCCTCGGCCAGGGCGACGGCGCGCGCGAGGATCGGGCCGGTCACCGGCGGCGCGCCGCGACGGTGGCGCCGGTGGCGCAGGTCGGGCAGACGCGGCGGCCGATGGGGTCGAGGGACCAGGCGGCCTCCTCGAGCTCCTGCATCAGCGCCTCGAGCACGGTGTAGCAGTCGGGGGCGGAAACGACGATGGCGCGGCTGCAGCCGGCGCAGCTGGCCCGGGCGACGCATTCGGACGTGGTGGCGGCGGTGGCGGCGGCGGTGGCGGTCATGGTGAGGTGATCCCGTGGGCGGCGCGCTGCGCCACGATCCGTCCGGGCGGCTGCTCGAGCCACTCGACCGGGCTGGCGTGCAGGATCGGGTAGTAGGTTCGGCCGCGGACGCGGGCGACCAGGTAGGCGCTGGTGCTGAGACGGCGCGCGACCTCGCGGTTGCTGATGCCGGGCTCAGCGGCGAGCAGCTCGGTCACCAGCAGCCGCTTGACCTCGCGGGCCTCGAGGTGGCCGTGGCGGGCGAGCCAGCTCTGCACGCTGTTCTGCGGCCGACCGAGGAAGGTGGCGATGCGCCGGCAGCCGTGGCCCTGCTCGGCCATGGCGCACATGATCGCGATTTCCTCGGCGCGGAAGGGGCGGCAGCGGCGGGTCCTCGGTTCGGTCATCGCTCGCGGCACCTCTCGATCCAGGCGATCAGGTCGGCGAGGGCGACCTTGCGCTGCTCGCCGAGGCGGAACACGGGCAGCTCGCCCGAGGCCAGGAACGCGTCCGCCTCGTCCTCGGCCATGTCGAGGCTGGCCATCAGCTGGTCGCGGCCGACCAGCCGGGGCACGGCGTCGTTGCTGGCGGCGAGCCTGGGCGGCAGCGGCGGCAGCGGCGGCGGCGCACGGAACGGCACCACGACGGGATCCTGGGGCTCGGCGGCGGTCGCGGCGCCGAGCGCGGCGACGGCATCGGCCGCGATCTCGGCCGCGGTGCGGCGGTGCCGCTTGGCCTGCCAGCCCTGCTGGATGAAGGCGACGGCGTCCGCGGTCAGCACCAGCAGCCGGCTGCCCTGCTTGCTGTAGGGCAGGCTGCCGTACCAGCAGCAGGCGCGCCAGATGTTGGCGTGCCTGGTGCGGCAGGCCCTGGCGATATCGGCCGGGGTCAGGTGCGACGGCAGCGCCTCGCCGGGCTGGAAGATGCGCCGCGGCGGGATCAGCACGCACGCGTGGCGATGGGACGCGTCGGCCATGTCCGGCGGCGGCTCCGGGTCGTGGCCGTTGATCGGCGGCGCGGGGGGCTCGAGGTGCTCGAAGAGCGGCTCGTCGTGTTCGGACATCAGAGGCGGTCTCCTGGTGAGGGTTGGCCGCCACGACGGGCCGGGCTGTCATGGTCAACGGTGACGGTGTCATGGCTGACGGTGACGACGTCGTGGCGGCCGGGCATCAAGCGGCTCTCGGGGCGGTGCCGACGATCGCGGCGCCGATCTCGGCCAGGAAGGCGGCACGCTCGTCCTCGGTCGCGGCGTGCCAGTCCCGGCGCATCCGCTCGACGCGGGTCGGCGTCTTGCGCCAGCCCTTGGCGACGGCGGCGGCGTTGGCGGTCAGCTCGCCGCGTTCCACCTGGGTGGCGAGGTCGGGGTCGTCACGGCGCAGGCGGGCGAGGGTACGGTCTTTGGTCTCACTCCTCGATAATGCGCGTAATCCCGCGCATTCCTCACCCTTCTTCGGCCTGCCCGCCTTGGCGCGGAGCTGGATCTCCTCCGCGCCCTGCTCCTGGGTGACCTCGCCCTTCTTGAACCGGGCGTAGGTCTTCTGCAGCTCGGCCCAGGACCCGAGCCACGGCTCGACCAGCTCGGCGTACACGGCCTCGAAGCTGCCGAAGGTGCGGACGGTGAGGCCTCTGGCGTCACCGTCGGGCGGCACCACGACCATCGGCCGCGACCAATCCCGCCGTTGCGCGTCCTCCAGCAGGCGCACGATCTCCGGCCACATCCAGTTTTGAGCGGCGCTGATCCCGACCAGCTGGGCAAGCAGGAACTCCTCCTGCTCGGGACGGACGCCCCGGATCGCACCCTTGCCGCGGATGGCGTCGCGCGACCGAGTCGAACGCAAGCTGATCTGTCGTTCCGCCTGCAGCAGGTCGGATTGGCCTTCGAGGCCGATCTCGTCCTTACGCGACATCGGCCCGGCTCCCGAAGTAGACGGCGCCGGCATGGGGAATGACGCCGCTGCGGATCAGCAGTCGAGCCGCCAGCTCCTTGATCTGCCCCTGCACCCGGGGCCGGGTCAGCTCATGGTGATAGCTGGGCTGGTCGAGAGGGCCGTCGTTGCTGGTGTCAGGGCAGCCGAACACCATGCCCACCGCCACGCTGACGGCCTTGAACACCTCCTTCCCTGCGCTCGACGGCAGCTGCAGGCGATGATCGAGATCCTTGTGCAGCACGTCGCCGATGCCGGTGACGATGCCGCGATCGCCTTTGCAGGTGTGCAGCCGGAACAGACGGATCGGCTGGCGGTAGTAGCGCATCTCTTCATCGTGCATGACTTGGCTGATGAGGCGCAGCGTTACCGGATGGCCTTCGGTGAGAGCCGCCAGGATCGAGGCCTCGCCGTACTTGCGCGAGCCGGTGGCGAACCGGATCAGCTCCTCCTGCGTGTGCTCGCCCGGCTTCTTCGGCTCCTCACGGCTGATCGGGCAGATGACCGCCGGAGGCGTTTCGGAGATCAGCTCGCCACGGTACCTCGAGTCGTGCAGCACGCGCTCGATGTGCTCCTCGGCGCGTTCCCGCCGCCCTTCCGTCAGCACCGGCGGCAGCCGGGACAGGATGCCCTCGATCACCTCGGAATCGATTTTTTCGATCGGCGTGCCGCTCTCGATCACCCGGCCCAGCTCGGCATCGACCTGCACCCGGTCGCCGAGGGTGAACGGCTGCTCGGTAGCCTGTGGCAAGTGCCAGAGCGCCGTGTCCTCGCCGTCGAGAATGTCGGCCCAGCCGATCAGGCCGGCGCTCTCGAAGCGCGCGTCCATGTCGAGCACGAAGTCGAACGCCTGCTGCATGGCGCCGGGCGAGCCGCCGTGATCCGGGTAGAAGTACCGGATCGCCACGAACTCCCTCAGCTTCTTGTCGCGCGCCGCGTCCTGCAGCCAGAACGGCAGCCGCATCGGCCGCCCGAGGATCTGCACCTGCACGTTGACGCTGTTGCCGCGGGCGATGTCGACCACGATCAGGGTCGGCCAGTTGTTGAGCCCGCGCAGACCCATGTCGACGCAGAACAGAATGCGTGACGAGCGCCGATCGCAACGACCGCGGTGATCCTTGGCGCGCAGGAACGGATGCACCACGCCCTTCTGGTCGTGGAACAGCCGCGACTCCTCGGCCGGCACGCCGCGCATGCCCTGATGGATGATCGTGGTGCGCCAGCCCTCGCCGACCGTGTCGAACATCCCGGCTTCGAGGTCGCGGTCGACCTGAGCTTTGAGATGCTTGGCCTCGGCCTTGCTGTCGCAGCGGATCAGGATATGCGGCGAATACCAGTGCTCCGGCATCGCCTTGCGCATCTCGCGCTCGATCTCCGACGCCTGGACGATCGCGTGCCGGATGGCGGCGAGCCCACCCGGCAGGGAGGACTTGACGCCGTGCTGGCCCTCCCGATGGACCTCGATGCCGGCGTCAAGCGTGCAATAGGCCGAGTGCGGCACGGCCATGACCCAGCCGTGATCGCGCGCTTCCTGCCAGTCGACGAGCAGGGATAGGCAACGGTCGTGGTCGAAGACGGCCCGGTAGCTCGCCTTGCCGGCGAGCGCGAAATGGCGCAGGAACTCGCCGCTGCCGTCGATCGGGGTGGCGGTGAGCCCGAACTTGAGCGCGTGCGGCGCCAGCCGGGCAAGGCGGCCGATCTGGTCGGCGGCGAAATCGCACTCGTCCCAGACGATGACGTCCCACTTGGACAGCGTCTCGGCGATCTCGGCGTCGCTGCGCTTCTGGTCCTTGCGCTCCCAGAGCGCGTGCGGGCAGGAGATGGTGAAGTCGTGGTGCATCGGCCCACGCTCGAGGTCGCCGGTCTCGTTGCAGATCTGCACCGACGGCGGCGAGGCGTGGATCCCGAGATCCACGATCTCCTTGAGCAGCTCGCGCTTGAGCTGGTCGCCCAAGGCCCGTTCCTGCACGAACCAGAGCACCTTGCGCACGCGGGGCGCGTGCTCGATCTGCCGATTGACCTCCTCGTTGATCGCGAGCAGCAGCGCCACCATCGTCAGGGTCTTGCCGGCGCCGGTGACCATCGCCAGCAGCGAGACGTAGCGCAGCAGCTCGCGGCGCTTGGTCGTGAACAGCTCGGCGCAATTCAAGACCGCGTCGGGACCGCAAGCCATCTGCATGCGGCGCAGGTTCTCGAAGTTAGGCCGCTCGTCGAACCACGTCGGCCGCCGCCATTTCGGGTCGGGCTGCATGCCACGCTCGCGGTTGAAGCGCGCGCACACCAGCCGGCAGTTGGCCAAGCTGGTCTCGCCACCCAGCGCCTGGGCGTGCAGGTGGTCGACCTCCAGCCGCCGGTCGCACGGCTGGTCGCATTTGATCTCGCAGGCGTTCTGCGCGCGTCGCAGCAGCGCCGTCCAGATCTCGAGCGGCATGTCGTCAGGCTTGTGAGGAATCTCGAACAACATCGGTGTTATCCGCGGGCATCGGCCCGTTTGACGCCTAAGCGTCGAGCCCGCTCTGGCGGGCGATGGAGTCGTGGCACCCGCGGCGCATCACGCCACCGCATGGCCGGGATCGTCGGCAGGCATCGTCCTTGGGCTCAGTTCCTCCGCCGCCGCCACCGCACGCGCTACAGCGTCGCCAAGCGGCAGCCTGATCTCTTCAGAGACTACCGCATTACGCCGGCCGGCTGGATCGATCAACGAAGAGATGGATGAAGCCTGGTTCTGGATGCCCTGCGGTACTGCCACGCGCGCCAAAACCGAATCAAAACGCTTTTTAACGAGGGCGGTTAATCACCCTCAGGTCGTGTCACCAGCACCAGCTCGAGGTGCGGGTAGCGGGCGCGGACCGCGGCGCGCTTGGCCCGGCTGCGCTCGGTGTCGCTCAGCCCGTTGCGGCTCTTGACGTCCTCGAGCCGCACCAGGCCGTTGTCGAGCACGACCAGGAAGTCGGCCAGGTACATCACCGGCTTGCCGGCCTCGTCGATGCCGACGAACAGCGGCACCTGCGGCAGCCACAGGCGGATGCGCCCCTGGCGGTAGAGCTCGTCGAGCCGGACGGCGCGCGCCGCCTCGGCTGCGCTATGGTACAGCCGCGGACCGTTCAGCGGGCTGGTGTAGCGGGTCAGCCGGCGCGGGTGGCGACCGCCGCCTGGCGCCAGCTGGCCCTTGGCCGGGGCGGTCGGAGCCAGCGCCGCGGCCAGGGATGCCGCCAGCCCGGGGATGGATTTAGCCTTGCTGGCGACCGCGCGCCGCTTTGGAAAGCCTATGGGATTCATGCGGCCGGACCGCCGCCAACCCGCGCCGTTGCTGGCTTTTCGCGGCCTGCCTGCAGGGAACTATCCAGCGGCTTTTGCCCTGTGTTAGGAGGGATGACGAGGGATCGGCTTCGAGGTGCGGCGCGCGGGCGGCGTCGCGGACGGACGGCAGGGCAGGCCGGCGAGGCGGAGGAGGGGCGACGATGGCTATGGCGGCGGCGCATGCTTGGCGTGACCTGGAGTGCTCGCCGGTCGACACACCATCAGGACCGGCGGATGTCAACCGCGCTAGGCGACCGGCTCCTGGCGCGGACGCCAAGGAGGCGGCTGCGGCCGGCACCGGGGCGCCGGCGCTGACCGAGCGCATGCTGGCCGAGGAGCGGCTGTGGGACGTCCTGCGGCGGCGGATCGTCGAGATCGCCGAGAAGCGGCGGGTGACCTTGCGCGACGTCGCGGTGCGCGCCGGGCTGCCCGAGGGCGCGGTTCGCGACGTCGTGGTGGGCCGGTCGCTGAACCCGCGGATCAGCACGCTGATGCTGATCGCCGAAAGCCTGAACGTCTCGCCGGCGGCGCTGTTGCCCGACAAGGCCGCGACCGCGGGCGGCGACGTCGAGGTGTTCCACGTGCGGCTGCTCGAGCCCGGCGGCAAGGCGGCGGCGGGGGACGCGCCGGCGAGGAGCGCGGTGATCGCGCTGCCGCCGCAGCTGGCGCCGGCGGCGCGCGCCGGGCGGCTGCTGGCCTGGCAGGTGACCGGGGAGCCGCAGGTGGCGGCGCTGCAGCGCGGCGACCTTGTCGTGGCCGACACCGCGCAGACCGGCGGCACGGACCGGGCGCCCTACCTGTGCGAGCTGGCGCACGAGCTGCGGGTGGTGCGGGTCAGCACGACGCTGCGGCCGGGCGAGCGGCGGCTGAGCGTGGATGACGGCGACGAGCCGGTGACCGTGCCCGTCGACGCGGTGCGGATCCTGGGCCGCATCGTCTACCTGGCGCGGCTCCAGATCGCCTAGCCTGGGGGCAGGCCGGACGGCGTGATGAGCGCGCGGCGCAGCTCCTCGATCAGCCTATCCCCGTAAGGATCCCCCCTGCTTTCAAGCAGGGGAATCCAGCGCGCGAGATCGCTGGCTGGATCGTTGGCAACGAAACCGGCTGGGGCGATCCCGCGGGCGCCGATGCACGCCGGCACGCCCTCCTGCGCCGCCGTCCGCTCGCTTACCGGCGTACGGGACAAATCCACGACTTTTCGGGATTTGCGCTGGAAAAGGGGTCATGGATTGCCTAAAATTCCCGTCACGGCACCGGACATGCCGTAGGGAGATCAACTTGACCGCTCATTCTGACTTGGCCGCGCTGCGGCCGCGCTTCGTCGGCCTGCCCTTGAGCCACAGCGATCAGCAGACCCTGCTGATCTTCGCCGAGGCCCTGGCCAACCTGTACCAGGAGACGATCGAGCGTGCCGCCGGGCGGCCGATCAGCTGCGAATTGGTCAACGAGATCCGCGAGATCGTCGAGCGCGCGCAGCTCGCGGCCAAGGTCGAGGTGCTGCAGATCCTGTCGGAGGTGGCGTGATGTCGGACCACACGCTCAGGCTCGAGGCCCTGGCCTCGACCGGTCTGGTCCAAGCCCTGCGCGAGCGGGGCGAGGATGACGACGGCGTCCAGTGCGGGCTCGAGAGCGAGACCACGTTCGTCGAGCTGGCGCGCGGCGTGGTGCGCGAGATCGTCGAGGCCGAGGCCCACGCCGCGGCGGCGAAGGAGGTCGCGCGCGGCTACCGCGACCGCGCCGGCCGGCGCGAGGACCGGGCCGGGCGGCTGCGCGGCGCCTTGCTCGGCGCGCTCGAGGTGCTCGGCATCCGCAAGCTGACCTTGCCCGAGGCGACCGTCTCGAGCGCCGGTGGCGCGCCCGGCGTGGTGATCACCGACGCGGAGCTGGTGCCGCTGCGGCTCCGGCAGGCGTCGCCCAAGGTCGAGGCCGCGTTCCACGGCCTGCTGCGTGCCGCCGCCTTGCTGCAGGCCTGCGACCAGCCCGAGGCCGGCGCCGAGATCGAGGCCATCGCCCACACCCTGCTGCCGCTGTTCGAGCCCAACCGCAAGGCCATCGGCGCCGAGCTGAAGCAGCACGGCCACGTGCCGGGCGCCATGCTCGGGAACTGCGCCCCGTCGCTCCAGATCAGGAAGTAGACCATGAACGTCATCGCCACGCCCGACGGCCACGAGATCATGGAGCGCGTGATCACCGTTGGTGATCTGGCGCTGCTCACCCCGGCCGAGCGCAACGCCTACTATCTGTCGACCTGCACCTCGCTCGGGCTCAACCCGCTCACCCGCCCGTTCGACTACCTCAAGCTCAACGGCCGGGTGGTGCTCTACGCGCGAAAGGACGCGACGGACCAGCTGCGCAAGATCAACGGCATCTCGCTCCGCATCCTCGAGCAGAAGACCGAGAACGGGCTGTTCGTGGTCACCGTCGAGGCGCGGGACAAGGAGGGCCGGGTCGACACCGACATCGGCGCCGTGGCGATCCAGAACCTCCAGGGGGAAGCGCGGGCGAACGCCATCCTGAAAACCGTGACCAAAGGCAAGCGCCGGGTGACGCTGTCCATCTGCGGCCTCGGCCTCCTCGACGAGACCGAGACCTCGGACATCCCCGCCAGCGAGCGGCAGGCGTGGGCCGAGAGCGAACCGGACGCGCCGCCGGTCGAGACGAAGCCCGAGCCGTCGCCGGTCCTCGCGAGCCGGCCCGCGTCCCTCATCGAGGTCAAGCCCGAGCCGTCGCCGGCCTCGACGCTGGCCCAAACCCCGGCAACCGTGGAGCCGCCCCCCATGCAGACCGTCGTCAAGATCCTCAGCCTCGACGGCCGGGCGGTCTACACCGGCTCGATCGCCAGCGAGGCCTTGACGGCCTACGGCAAGGCCAAGAAGCGCTCGACCGACGCCGGCGCGGTCGCCGTCGCCAACGTCGACGCGCTCAAGGCGGTGCTGCCCTACGTCAAGAACGGCTGGCACAAGGCGCTGAAGCAGGAGATCGAGGCCGCCGAGGCCCTGATCGACACGCTCGAGCATGAGCGCCTGGCGGCGATCGACGACAACGAGGTCGACGAGGACGGCGTCGTGCTGAACCACGCGAGCGACGACGGCGAGCCCGGTCTGGCCGCCATGGGCCCTGACGAGCCCGGGCCGGCGTGACCTGCCTGCTGCAGGCGCAGCTGGCGGCGCTGGGCCGGGTGGTCCGGCGCCGTCGGCGCGTGGTCGGGCTGACGCTGGCCGAGCTGGCGGCGGCGTCCGGCGTGAGCGAGAGCACCCTCAAGGGATGGGAGGCTGGCAGGCGAAATCCAAGCGTCCGTGGTTTCTTTGCCCTAGCGTCTGCGTTAGGAGTCCGACCGGGGGAGCTGCTCGACGAGAGGGACGGATGACGGGACCGACCGATCTGGCGCGGATGGTGGCATGGATGCTCATGCTCGAGGACACGCACCTGGCGCGGGTGTGGCAGGCGCGGACCCGCTGGCAGGGGCTGGACCCGAAAGCTGGCCGGAGCCGGGCTGATGCCCCCGTCAAGGCGTGAAAAAGAGGCCCGTCCAGGGTGAGCCGGACGGGCCGAGCGAGCAAGGATCAGGGAGGCTTTATGCGCGCCAGCGTGCCCCGGCCGGGACCGGGCCGGCAGGGGACATCTTCGCCTGCGACAACGCCTACCAGCGAGGTGCCATGACCGACGATCGGGACACGGAAGACGCGGACGACACGGACGCGAGCGCAGGCTTCCAGCGTCTGGCGCAGGCGGCGTTCGCCGACCACGACCCGGCGGCGCTCGCCGAGCTGGTGCGCGTGTGCGGGCCGAGCGCGCCGTTCCTGGCCGCGGCGCTCGACCACGCCACCAACGCCGGCCAGGCGCCGTGCGCGGTGATCGTGGCGCCGGACGTGACCACGGGGCGCTGGCAGGTGATCGGCGCCAGCCGGCAGCCCGAGGACATGCCCTACGTCAACATCCTGGCCGCGCGCATCCGCGACCTGATCGAGGAGCTGGCGGACGAGAACCGCGAGACGGCCGAGGCCGACCTGGCGACGCGGCCCAGCGAAGGGAACGCGTGATGGAGCGCATCCTGGTCGAGCTGCTCGTCGTGCTGCTGGTCGCCGGCGCGATCTTCGCCGTGGTCCGGCTGGTGGCGGGCGGCCTCGGCCTGCCCGGCTGGGTGGTGCAGGCGACCGGCATCGTGCTGGCGGTGGTGCTGATCATCTGGCTGATCCGGCTGCTGCCGCTGGCAGGCATCGGCTGATGACGGACCGTCAGGTTGCCACCGAGGTTCGTTTCGGGTCGCGCCATGCTGCTGGGTGAGTGGCTCGAGCGCCACCAGCGCCGTCTGCCCGGCCTCGCCGGTGCCCTCGGCCGCGCGCGCAAGGCGTTCGCGCGCATGGACCTGCTCAGCCTCGAGCAGCTGTGCGCCTACACCCCGGCCGAGCTGCTGCGCGTGCCGTGGCTTGGGCCGGTCACCGTCGCCGTGCTCGAGGAGCTGCTGGCCGAGGACGGCCTGCGCCTGCGGGACCGCCGGTGAGGCGCGGAGGACCGCGCCTGAGGCGCTGGTTCAGCCGGTTCGCCGCCGCCGCCGCGCGCTGGACCGGGTCGGCGACGGCGTTCGTGCTGGCGGCCGGGTTCGTGGTGGCATGGGTGATCGGCGGGTTGTGGTGGACCTGGACCGACCCAACCTATGCGCTTATCCTGAACTCGGTGACCACAATTTGCACGTTCTTGATGGTTTTCTTGATTCAGCACGAGGGCGACCGCGACACCCGGGCGGTGCAGCTCAAGCTCGACGAGATCGTCAGGGCGCAGCCGGGCGCGCGCGACGACGTCGCCGGGATCGAGCGCCAGGAGGGCTGACAGGCATGGACGACGACGACGACGGCTCGCTGGCCGACCGGATCCACGCGGCGTTCGAGCGGGGCGCCGCCGACGCGCGGCACGCCGAGGTGACGCTGGCCAAGCTGGTGCGCGACCAGCGGTGGGATCCGGCGGAGGCCGCGCAATATCTGGCCGCCGCCGCCGCGGACCAGGTGCTGCTGTCGAGCGAGCACAGCATCGACCGGTTCGAGGTCGCCAGCGACGCGCTGCTGGCGTTCGCGGTCGCCATGGAGATGGTCGACCCGCACGCCATCCCGGCCTGCCTGGAAGAGCTGGCCGAGGCCACCGGCCTCGAGCCGGAGCTGGACGCGCTCACCGACGAGCTGTTCGAGGAGGCGGCGCGGCGGCGGCGCGAGGCCGCGTCGTGAGGCGGGCGGTGGCGGTGGCGCGGGCACGGCGATGCGAGACGCTGGCCTGGCGCCTGTGGCTGCTGCAGGGGGCCGTGTCGCTGGCCGTGATCTGGCGGCTGACCGCCGGTTCTCCCTAGCAGCCAGGAGGGGGCGGCGGCGAGCGCAGGAACAGCGTCTCGCCGAGCAGCATCTCGGTCGGCCGCGATTCGGCGACCAGATCCTCCAGCCGCCCCCGGCTCCACGCGCGCGCCAGATCGATCCCGGCGACCAGCTGCGGCCGACGCTCGAACACCATCAGGCTCAGGCACAGCCTGTCGACGCAGCATGCCGCCAGGTGCAGCCGGAAGCCGGGCAGCACGGCAAGCTCCTGGGTCAACCCGACCTCGACCCGGGCGCACATCCTTCGGAACGCCGGGTCGTGCCCCGGGAAAGCGCGAATGGCTAGGTGCATCTTCTTGCCTCCCGCGAGCGGCGGTCTGGGATGGTCATGGCCCCCGGAGCACGGCGCCCCGGGGTGCCAAAGGCAGCTCGAGCCGGCGGTGTAGCTTGGCAGCTGGACCGCGTCCAGCCTTGGACGCATCGAGATTGACAGTCGGCGACCAAGCGCCCACCCTGCGGGCACGGTCGAGGGGCGCGGTATGCCAGCGAGCTCTTGCCGCAGCTAATGCCGAAGGGCGTCGGGTAGCACCCGGCGCCTTTTGGCGTTCTTGGACGCGTCGGAATTGAAGTCGGCGAACCTGCATTATGGAACCTTGGGACCGTCTGCCGCCGACCCGGGACCTGACCTCGCCCGCCCGACGTCAGGTCCTGTCCTGGCCGCGGCGGATGGGACCGCCGCCCCAGCCGACCGGCGGCGCCGCGGCCGCCACGAGCCTCCTGGTCGCGTCGCGCGCGTAGGATTGGATGCCACAGCAGCGATCCTAACGTTGCGGCAGGCGCGTCGCCCTGCCCGACCGCTTGACAACGGTCGGCCAAGCGCGAGGATTTATCGCAAATCCCAGGCTAGGCGAGCAACGAGCAACCCCCATGGACCAGCCGTCCTTCGCCCACGACGCCCTGCCGGGCGGCGTTGACGACTTCCTCCTCGAGGAGGAGATCCAGCGCGACCGCGAGCTGCTGGCGGTCGAGGTGCCGCTGATGCGCGAGCGTCGGCTGAAGCACCTCGAGCGACGCGCCCAGCGCGCGGCGGCCGAGCCCGAGCGGCCGCGCCGGCCGCCGCCGCGGTCGTCCGGCTACTACATCGCGCTGCTCGCCAGCGGGATGCCCAAGAGCGAGCGGCTGCGGCAGGCCGCGGCGACGGTCCGCGCGGTGGTGACCGACGATGGCGCGCCGCTGCCGGTGCCGGTGCCGGTGACGGTGGCCGGGGCCGAGCGCGCGGCGCCGAGCGCGGCCACGGCGGCCAAGGTGGCGGCCGCGACCGTGCCGCCGCCCCCGCCCGGGTCGGGGGTGACCCCGCCCGAGCCGCTGTCCACCTACCTGACCCAGCTGCCGTTCCTGCCGCCGGTGCCCCAGCTGCGGGACCAGGCGGTGAAGCTGGCTGAGGCGCAGGCGGAGCGCCGGGCGGCGCTCGAGCAGTTCCGCGCCGGCTTGCTCGCCGACGAGGCCAAGGCCCGCCGGCTCGAGGCCGCCAGGCGCGCGGCCGACAGGCCGGCGACTATCGCGACGCCGAAAGCCGAGCCCGTGGCGAATGGCGCGGTGATTGCCGCGGCGAATGCCGCAGCGATTGCCAAGCCGGCCGAGGCGCCCGAGCCCAAGGCGCCGCCCGCGCTCGACGAGGCCAAGCTGCGGCAGCAGGTGCAGGAGTTCCAGGCGCGCCGGGGCCGGCCCGGCCTGGACCAGGACCCGCGGGTGCAGGAGCTCCTGACCCGCGTCGAGCGCAAGCGGCGGCCGGTGCCGATCGAGGCCACGCCGACCCCCCGGCGCCGACGCTGACGGGAGGCCGACGGGAGGCTGGACACCTCCAAGGCGGCTGTGCTCTCTTGCGGGTCCCATAGGCCGCAGATAGGTCCCACGGCCCGGCACGACCTCCCGGGCCGACGGTCGTTCGGACGATGCTCGCTGTCTGTTCGCCGTAGAAGAGACCTAGGAGCACCCAACTATGCTTGCAGTTATCCTGCCAAGCGACTCGGCCGGAATCAGCATCGGCGACCCGCCAAGCGTGTTGCATGGGGTGTTGGGCAGGATTAACGTCAATGGCGGTTGGCTTGGCGGGCCGACACCGGCTGGCGTGACGCGGTCGGATCGCACCCCTCAAAAAGCCGTCGACCCCGAAGCAGGGATCAACTGCGTTCGGGGTCGACTGGGTATTGCCGCTTAGAAAGGTATTGCCGCTTATGAACGTAGCGACGAATGCGGGCGCATGCAAGCCCCACAACCAAACTCCCACTGACAATCAGGCCGCAGTTCTCCCGATCAGCCCGCACGACACGCCGCACGCGGGCGCGCCGTCATGACCGGCGAGAACGGCTCAGGCTGGGTGCGTGCCCCGCGCGCGCTCGAGGATCACCCCGCCCTGCAGAACGCCACCCGGCGCGGCCTGTTCGACCGGCTGGTGCTGCGGGCGGCACGTCGCCCGGCCAAGGTCAATTGGCGCAGCCGCTCGGTCGAGCTTGGCACCTGCCAGCTGGCGCTCTCGGTGCGCGAGTTCGCCGAGCTGAACGAGCTGTCCTACAAGGAGACGCGCAACCACCTGGCCCGGCTCAGGCAGGAAGGCCTGATCCAGGATGGGCCGATACTGGTGGGCGCAAACGGGGGCGCAAGCGGCGTGGCCCTCGGCACCATGATAACCATTTGTGAACCTTGGGCTTCTTTGATCTGGCCGCCCGCAGAGGACGAGACCAGGGGCGCAAGCACGGGCGCGGCAGGGGCGCAAGAGGGGCGCATAGAACAAGAAGATCAAGACTCTAAGAACGTAGAAGATTCCCCCCCGTCGTCCCCCCCCATGGCTGCCGATGCGCCGCCGGACAAGCCGGCGTCGCCGCAACCCCAGGCAGCGCCGCCGGTTCAGCCTGAGATCAGGCTCGAGGTCGAGCCCGAGAAGCCGCCCGAGAAGCCGCCGAAGCGCAAGCGCCGAACCGAAGGCACGCGACTGCCGGATGACTGGCAGCTCAACGACAACGGATATGCGTTCGCTTCAGGAAAAGGCTTGAGCCATGACGACACCATCTGGGAAGCCGACAAGTTCCGACGCTACTTCCTTGCAGCCGCTGGGCAGCGTGCTCGAAAATGCGATTGGGATCTTACTTGGGAAAGCTGGGTCTGCCGTGCCGTCGAAGACCGCGGCGGGTCTGCCGCGCGTCCCGGTCCTGGCCGCCGGCCAAGCGGTGCTGACCGAGGAAGGGGTGGACCGACCGGCGTCATGGCCTGGACCAGTGAAGTTGCTCGTCAGGAGCAGCCGATGGCGCGAAAGGTCGTCAGTTGGTGACGCCGGCTGGGACGGCTTCCCGATCGAGCACGAGATCGCCGCCCAGGTTCCGCCCGGGACCGCTGAGCTGGCGGAACGCCTGCTCGCTCAATACCAGCGGCTCTGCGCACCGATGGCCCGCTCGGATCTGGCGTACCTGCTCGGCAAGCTTCGCCTGTCGGTTGCCAAGAAGCACGACGAAGAATTCGACTGGAAGATGATCCTCGACGTCTGGCTGGATGATCTCTCGCACTATCCCGCCGACATCGTGCTCTGGGCGCTCGGCTACTGGCATCGCAATGAAAAATGGTGGCCGATCTGGTGCGAGTTCATGCCGCTCCTCGAGCGCCGTACGGAACAGCGCAAGGCGGCGATGGACGCCCTGCGGACGATCATCGACCGAGGCCGCGCCAGCCAGGAGGCCGTGCCATGACCCGGATGGCGCTGCTGGTCGAGCTGGACCCCAAGGAGCTGGCGGTGCGCCTCGGCGAGGCGATCACCTGCGTGTTCCGCCCGCCCGGCATGAGCGCGGACCAGGCGCTGCGCGGCGTCGACGCCGAGGCCCGCGAGGCCTTCCTGCGCGGCGCCGATGCCGCCATCGGCTACTTCATGGCCCAGACCCGAGGCCAGGGACGGCCGCAGTGATCCCCGAAACCCGCGACCCCATGATCGCCGAGTGCGTCCGGTGCGGCCACTGCTGGCCGTGCGCCTACCTGCCGCTGCCGATGCGCGACCTGCTCGTCCTGCTGCGCCGCGCGACGTGCCCGAGCTGCGCCGCCACCGCCGAGAAGCTGCTGGCCAGCGAGCCGCTCGCGCCCGCCGGCCGGCGCCATCCCACGCCGCGCACCCTGGAGCTGCCGGTGCCCTATCCAAGAGAGCCGTCATGAGCGCCGGCGTGCCGCTTGCCGGCTGGGCGGTGGTGCTGCCGCCGGAATACAGCAGCTCCAAGCGCGAGAGCCGGATCGTCGTCGAGATCGGCGCGGATGCCTGCGAGAAGATGGCCTGGACGATCGCGCTCGGCTGGCCGACGGAGGGCGAGGTGGCCGAGGCGAGGATGCGCGGCGCTCGGGCGTTCCGGTGCCGCGTGGTCGAGGACCAGCCGTCATGATCCGGGTGCTGGCCCTCGCCTGGATCTGGCTGCGGCTGCTCCTGGTGCTGCCCTGCCTCCTCGCCCTCGCCTGCCTCGACGTGCACCGCTACCCGAAGGTCCGCCGATGACCGCCGACCTCGCGCGCTGCCGCTTCTGCGGCAAGAAGGCCGCCAGCCCGCTGCTGGTCTGCTGGAACACCCGCGACATGGAGGATTGGGCGGTCGAGGGCGACATGCGCTGCTACCAGGCCCTGGCGGCAGCGGGCGGCGGCGAGCGCGGGATGCGGCGCGTCGACCAGCTGCGGGCCGACCGCCGGCGCGTCGTCATCCTGGAGGCCCGCCGATGATCGCCTGCGATGAGCCCGCCGCGGAACCGTCGCCGCCCGCGCCACGGGAACCCCGGGAACAAAGGTTCGGCCGCGGCTACGACGCCGGCCAGCTCGAGACGGTGGCGGCGTGCGTCGAGGCGTACGACGCGCTCCTGCTCGAGATCGCCGTGATCGAGAACCAGCTGACCACGTTCTACGGCATGCCGGCCGACACGCTGTCCGCGGCAAGGCGCGCGTGGCTCAAGCGGGCCAAGTCCGCGCTCGCGCTCAAGCACCGCATCCGCCATGCCATCGCCTACCGCAAGGGCATGCTGCTGATCGAGGAACGCCGGGCCGTCGGCGAGGAGCAGATCCTGCGCGAGCACCAGCTGCGCCGCGAGCGGCTGCAAAAGCAGCTCGATCACGAGGCCCAGGTGCGCGCCCGCCGGGAACGCGAGCACGAGAAGAAGATGCAGCGCATCGCCGCCTCGAACGCCCAGACCGACGCCGACCACCGATTGTTCGTGCGGCTGGTGCGCGAACGCTTGGGTGACGCGGTTGCCGAGGACATCTGGGCCGAGGTCCACCGCCGCGCCACGCAGGGCACCGCGACGCTCGCGGCGGCCGCGCCATGAAGCCGGCCGACCTCGACCGCCTCGACGAGCTGCTCAAGAAGCTCGTCGCCATGTGCCACCACGCCGCCGAGCAGGACACGCCGCTGCTCGCCATCCAGCGCGCCGAGCTGTGGGACCTCCTGGTGCTGCTCGACCTCGAGCGCGCGCACTACCGGATGACCGACTTCTGGATGCTGCTCCAGGACAACCAGCGGCTGCGCAAGCTGATGAACGACATCGTCCTGGCCGCGGACCCGAGCACCCCGGCGTGGCAGCTCGCGCGCCAGGCCCTGACCGAGCCCGAGACCAAGCCATGAGCGACGCGTCGTTGACCGCCGAGCAGGACGAGCACCTGTTCGGCCCGACGCTCGAGGCGGTCCTGGCCCGGGTGCGCGCCGAGGTCGGACCGCCCGACCCGTTTTCCGACGAGCACGTGGCGTTGCGCGTCGGCGACGTCTGGACTCTGCTCGCCGCGCTCGACTGGCGGCGTGGCGAACGCGAGGACGAGCGCTGATGGCGGCGTGCAGCGATCTGGCCGTGGTCGGCTTGCCCGCCGTGGTGCGCCAGCTGCTGTGGCGCGAGCGCCAGGGCGAGGTCGCCTGCGTCAGCGGCGGGCAGGTGCCGGCCGAGACCCTCGGGCTCGGGCTGGCGCTGGGCGTGCTCGAGATCGACGGTCCAAGCTGGCGCCGCGGCGAGCTGCTCTACGGGCCGGGCAGCGCCGCCAAGGGCTGGCTGAAGCGCGAGGACAAGGCGCGTCGGCTGGCGACCACCGCCAAGCGGTCGGGAGCCGCGCCCTGATGGCGCTGCGGCGCCAGAGCCGACAAAGAAAGCCCCGGCGTGAGCCGGGGCAGGAGATCAGGGAGGCTAAACGAAACAAAGTCAAGGGAGAGGAGCCGGCTCATCGAGGGAGGAGATGAGCCGACGCTCAGATACGACGACATGACAAAGTCCGGGACCGGGAAGTGCCAGTAACCTTGCCCACTTCACAGGCTAATATTGACCGCTCTATGATGCAAACAGGCATTTCTAGCGGTCGTCTTGCAGGGTACACCCATGCGTCCTATCGATGGTCTGGTAATCCACTGCAGCGCGACGGTCCCGTCGCTAAACATCGGAAAAGTTGAGATAAACAGCTGGCACATGGCTCGAGGGTTCAACGGAATAGGTTACCATTTTGTAATTAGGCGGAATGGTTCCGTTGAGGACGGCCGTCCGGTCGAGGTGCCCGGCGCGCACGTCCACGGCCACAACGCGCGGACCATCGGCATCTGCCTCGTCGGCGGCTTGGACGCCAACCAGCGCGCCTGCTCCGACTTCATGGCCGCCTACAACCCGGTCATGGACGCGGCGCTGGCCAAGCTGGTCAAGCAGCTGCTGCAGCGCTGGCCAAGGGCGACGGTGCTCGGCCACCGCGATTACCCGGACGTCGCCAAAAGCTGTCCATGCTTCAGCGTGCGCGACTGGTGCCGGGCGCACGGCATCAAGGCCAACGGTGCGGCGGCGGGCCACGCGCTGGCATGACGACCGCAACGCCCGCGCCGTGGAATGCTATCAGCCCACGTCCGAACGACGAGCAGGAGCAAGGACATGGATCTGCAGCTGTTTTTGCTGGTCTCTGGCCTGGTGGTCATCGCGGTGGCGGCGCCAGGGCTGATGCTGCAGGCCGAGGAGTGGGTCGCGCGGCGGCGGGAGCAGGAGCGGGAGCGGCGCGGGGCCCGTAGGTCTTGACCAAGGCCAGCAACAGATGGTCGGTCGGCGGTCCCCTGCCCTTCCTCGCCTTGGGCGCCTCGAGCACCCTGGGCTCGGCGGCCTTGGGCTTGTGACCGAGCTCGAGCAGCCGCTGGCGCAGCTTCTCGGCCTTGACGTTGTGGCGCTGGGCGAGCTTGGTCACGGCGCAGCCCGGCGACCATTCGACGATCGCCGCGGCCATCCGCGCCGCCGCCTTGGCCAGATGCGTGCGGCTGCGCAGCTCATCGCGGCAGGCGGCGTCGCCGCAGGTGCGCCGTGCCAGGAAGAACGAAAGGTGCTCGCCCTTGACCGGCAGCACCGGCCGGACGCAGACCACGCACGGCGCGTGCTCGGCGTAGGTCCTCACCGCCGGCTCCAGCGCAAGACCGCCGGCTCGAGCGCCTGCCGGTCCTGCTGGTCCTGCCAGCCCTCGAGGCTGCTCCTGTTGCGCCGCGTGTCGAGCCCGGCGCCGGTGTCCAGCCTGACCTCGACCCGGGCCAACCTGTCCGAGAGGTTAGCCAGCCGCTCCTCGAAGGAGCGCCATGTCGCCTCGACGCCGACGCGCCGCGCCTCGCCGCGCGCGTCCATGCTCTCGAGCCGCCGCTCCAGCGTCTCGATCTGCAGGCTCATCGTGCTGCGGCCCACGGTCTGCGACACGCCCCACGAGCCGAGCGCCATCACGGCGCCGACGAGCGTGCCGGTGATCGCCAGCCAGCCGCGGCTGATGACGAGCGCGCCCTCCTGGCCGTCAGCCATCGAGGTCGTCCTCGTCGGCGTCACGGCGCCGCGGCCGGCGGCCGTTGTAGGTGAAGAAGACCAGAAGCATCAGGGCGGCGACGCCCCAGGCGGCGACGTGGCAGCCGATGGCGATCGCGGTGGCGGAAAGCATATTTTTGTTCGACCCGCAGCAGGCTTGCTTGTCGGCCAGCTTAGCACCGCCGCCGGGACCGCGGGTGGCGCCGCGCCGGCATGCCCCTGCGACTCGATGGCGAAGCACGAGGAGAGACGATGCCCGACGCGGCGATTCACCGGGTGCAGGATCCGGACGGCCGCGGGCCGTTCAAGCCGGGGCGCAGCCAACTCTGGTGCGCGCCGGACAGGGATGGTCCGCCGAGCATCGTGGATGAGTTCGGGTTGGAGTGGCAGGCCGAGATCCCGACGGGATGGCACGCCGGCTGCGGCTTCGAGCGCGTCGAGCAGGTCGCGGCGTGGTTCTCGGCCGAGGAAATCCGCCGCCTGGAGCTGCTGGGCTACCGGCTCGTGGTGCTGCGCGGTTGCCGGGTGCTGCGACGGTCACCGGATCAGGTGCTGTTCGTCCGCGAGCCGCCCTTGCGGCGTGGGGCGACCGTGCTCCCGTGGCCGCGGCCGACCGGAGCCCCCCATGGCCGCTGAGGGCCGGCGCAGCTGGCTGTTGCGGCGCGAGAACGCGCTGATGACCGCGGTCTATGCCCGTCGCATGTGGCGGCTGCCCGTCGACCCCGCCTTGGCCGAGGCCTTGGCCACGACGCGGCGGGAGCTGGCTGCCATCCGCTGACCGCGGCCGGCAAAAAAAGAGCCGCCCCGAGGGGGCGGCCGTTCTAGTCACTGCGGGGAACAGAAAACTGTCCTGCTGCTACAACTCCTAGCTGACAGGATGGTTGCGTTGGACGCCTTTATGTCGCAGTCGCCCAGAACGCGAGCCACCCGGCCAGCGCCACCGCCGCCCAGAGCGCCGCGGCCATCAGCAGGGCGAGCACGACCGGGTGCATCCTGGGCGTGCCGCTCAGGTGCTCATCGCCACCAGCCGGGCGTCGGTCGCGGGGGTCGAGTACCTCCTGATCCGCCGAATGTAGCCGTTGAATTGCTGCCCCCCCGTGGAATCCGTGCCGAGGCGCTCGGTCACCAGACCGACCGGCAGGGTCACCGAGGTGTCGGTCAACGCGGCGGCGCCGCCGATCGAGCTGGCGGCGTCGACGCTCGACCACCGGGCGGCCTGCTTGAAGGTCGCCAAGGCGGTCGCGCCCGACGTGCTCAGGGTCGCGAAGGTGCTGCCGCCCGAGTTGAGCTGGAAGATCTGGTTGGTGGTGCCCGACTGTTTGTACGCGAACACGCGGTTGTTCGGGGTGCCGTCGTCCGCCTGCCACAGATAGTGGTGGGTGCTCGGATTGAACCCGGTCGCGTGCGTCGCATCGATCGCCACCGACCCTCGATCCAGCAGCCCCGCCGCCCGGGTCGCGACGCAGGTCTCGGCGTTGCGGGTCACGGAGCTGGCGGTGGTCACCATGGGTGAGGTCGGGAAGCTGGAAGCTTCGACCTGGGATTGAAAGAGCAGGATGCCGCTGGTGCCGTCGCCGGCATAGGTCGAGGTGCCGAGGGTGTTCAGCGCCATGGCCACCTGCACCGCCGAGCTTACCGTCGCGGTCGCGGCGGCGACGATGCTGCAGCGCCACCATCCGTTGCCGATCGACACGGCCGTCGTCGTCGGCGACCCGGAGGTGGCGGTGGCCGCGCCCGTGCTCAAATCGAAGTTGACGGCCTGCGCGGTGCCGAACGCTGTGCTGGCCAGGATCAGCCGCAGATAGCGCGTGCCGGCGAGGGCCTTGGCGTAGCAGGAGAACGCGTAGGTTGTGCCCGAGGTGAAGCTGACGTTTTGCGATGCGTTGTGCCCTTCGTTGAGCGCGGACTCGATGAACGAGCTGGCCACGCTGGCGCCATTCGGCGCGACCGCGGCGGCGTCGGTGGCAGTGACGCCGGCTTTGGTCCACGTCGCGTTCGCGAAGGTCTGGCTTTGCAGGCAGATGTTGGTGCGGGCCGCCTCAAGCAGCAGGCCCTGCGCCGTGATCCTCGGTATGCCGCTGCTATAAGCAACGCCATCCAAATCCCAAGCAGTTCCGCTTCTTGCGAAAGTAAATCCGGCCGCCGTTATTGACGCAGCATTTGCGCCGCCGATCAGGTCCAGGTCATACACCAGCTCGGAGGTGGCCGCCGCCTGCAGGTCGGCGTCGCTGGCCACGGTCAAATAGCGGCGCACCCGGCGGAGGTTGGCGTGGCTCTCGGACCCCGCGCTGTTGCCGTAGCCGACGTACTCGTTGTCGCTGCCGAGCGTCAGGGTGCCGGCGGCGCTGGCGACGGTGCCGCCGTTGAGGCTGCTGGCGGCCCGCGAGGCCGCGACGCTCCAGGTGACGGCCGCGGCGAAGCCCGAGCCGAAGGCGACCGAGCCCGGCGCCATGTTGGCGGCGATGCCGGTGACGCCCACGTTGATGCTGGTGCCGGCGCCGGCCGCGCGGAACAGAACGACCCGGTTGCTCACCCCGTAGCGATAGAACTGCATGCTGTCCGGCGTGACCGGCCCGGCTAGGGCCGTGTTGCCGGCGACGATCGCGACCGTGCCCTGCTGGATGTCGGCCGCCGGGCGTGCGGTCGCGGTCAGGACGTCCCGCGCCCGGGTGACCGCGGCCGACGTGGTCACTATGGGCGAGGAAGGCCAAGCGCCAGCCTCAATCTGAGATTGCCAAAGATGGACCGCCGAGCCGATGCCCGCGCCCGCGCCCACGTTGGCGCGGGTCGTGCTGGCATCCGCATCCGCGGTCTGGACGCCGCCATAGATCGTGGTCACGGTGGTCGTGAAGGTCAGCGAGCACCTGAACCAGCCGCCGCCGACGCTCACGATGGCGTTGCTCGGCGCGGTGAACCCGGCACCCGCGACGCTGGCCACGCCGGCCGTGCCGCTCGCCAGGTTGAACCACGCCCTGGCCACGTTCGTGGCGAGGCCAGAGTTGTCGGCGACGAGAATCCTGAACCAATCGGTGTTCGACCGCTTGGCGAAGATCGAGAAGCTGTACGTCGTGCCAGAGACCGTGGTGATCGCCGCGGTGCGGATGTGGGAGCTGGCGCCGTTCTCGACGTAGGTGTCGCCGCTCACGACGCCGTCCGGTGCCGTGACCGCGTTGGCGGTCACCGAGGCGGTGCTTGTGGTCCAGGACGCGTTGTCGAGTTCCTGCGAGCGCAATGACAGGTTGGTGCGGGCGCCCTCAAAAAGCAACCCGGAGGCGTCCACGCGCGGCGTCCCGCTGGCCACCTGCACGCCCTTCATCGTCCAGGCGATGGAGCTGCGGCTGTAGGTCAGGCCCGCCGCGGTCATCGCCGACGTGCTGTCGCCCTGGTCGAACCTCAGGTCGAACATCAGCTGGTTCGGGGTCAGCGCGGCCGTGCCGGCAAGGCTCACCGCGGCCGACCCGGCGAGCTGCAGCGCGTGCGGCCCCAGGCTCAGGCTGGCCGTGCCGGCGAGGCTCACCGCCGCCGACCCGGCGAGCCGCAGCGCGTGCGGCCCCAGGTCCAGCGCGGCCGTGCCGCCGAGGCTCAGCGCCGCCGTCCCGGCCATGTGCCGATCCGGCTGGGTGCGGTAGCTTGGCGCCGCCACGGCCCCCGGCGCGGCGGCCGCGAAGCCGCCCGGGTGATAGAAGAGCGGCGTCAGGCTCAGCATCGGCTTAGCCCTCCGTCACCGGCACGAGCTGCAGGGTGCCGGTCGAGCCGCCCATGCCGATGACGCTCACCTTGTGCCCGTCCGGGACCAGCAGGGGGATCATGGCGGCGCCGTAGAACGGCAGGTTCGCCGCGCCCGTGGTCGCGGTCGGCGCCAAGCCGATGGCGACGTAGCAGCTCGTGGACGGGCAGAAATAGTAGACCGCGCCGGTGAGCGCGCTCGAGGTCACCGCGGCGCCGCCGATGCTCAGCTGGATGCCGTCGGCCGTGTTGGCGGCGACCACGGGCAGGCTGTCGAGTCGGCTCGACAAGGCGGTGGTGACGAGGGTGCGGGCCATCGCGGCCTCCTTAGTCGAGGGTGAACAGCAGGCTGCCCGGGTTGAATTGAACCGGCGCGTTCGCCGCCCCGATGCTCACCGTCGTGGCCAGGGCGCCGTAGATCCAGACGTTGCCGCCGGTCGAGGCATCGGCAACGAAGAAATGCGTCGGCGAGCCCCAAGAACCCGTAGGCGTCGGCATGACCACCGTGGCCAAGTTCGACTTGGCGACGCTTGCCTGCTGCCACGCGGTGCTCGAGTTGACGATCGCCACCCGGCCGTAGCCGTTGCCGCTCGGCTCGCTGGCGGTCGAGCCGGTCTCGCCCGGGTCGCCGACCGACAAGCCGATGTACCAGCTCGCCGGCAGGCTCACGGCCTCGGCGCCGATCAGCCAGTCCAGGACTCGCAGCTCGGCAAGGTTCGTTGCGGACATGCTCTCATCTCCTAGCTCGTGATGCAGACGATGCGCCGCCGCGGGCGCCGGGTGACAAGCAGGCTGGCGCTGGCGGCCAGGGTCAGCGCCGCCGAGCCCTGCAGCCGCGCCGGGTTGGCGGTCATGGTCAGCGCGGCGCTGCCGGCCAGCGTGAGCGCGGCGCTGCCGGCCAGCCGCAGGGTGTCCGTGCCCGCCCCGGTCTGGATCAGCTCCAGCGCGCACAGGGACGCGGCGGCGGTGCTGCCGCTGAGCCCGGTCTGCGCGCTGATCACGCCGCCGCTCGGGCTGAGGCCGGTCCAGTCCTGGTAGGCGCCGGTGCTCCAGCTGCGGGCGTCGGCGTTGCACGTGAACCGGGTCGTCGGGTTGTCGTTGGCGTCGGTGTGGTGCAACCTCAAGGTGTATGTGCCGGCGGGGACGCTGGTGAACGCCACGGTCACCGCCGGGCTGCCGCCGTTGTGGACTTGATAGGTGTAGGCGATCTCGGCGTGCAGCCCGGTGGTCCCGGCCGTGCCGAGGTCGGTGGCGTAGTCCCACCACTCGGTCTGCGTGAAGCCGACGGCGGTCGCGGCCGCGGCGGTGTCGATCAGGCTGGACTGGCTGCCCGGCGCCGACGTGGTGCGCGTGTTCCAGCCCGGGAAGCCGCCGGGCGGCGTGGTGCCGGTCCAGTCCTCGGTGAGATCAGCGGCGAGCTTCATGCGCACGTGCAGCACGGCGTGTCAGCTCCGCGTGCCGAGCAGCGAGATCGAGACGTTGGCCAGCGTGGCGTCGGGTGCCACCGGCGCGACCACGCCCAGCACGTCGCCGATCGCGAAGGAGGCGCCCGCGCCGCCGAACGTGCCCGAGGTGGCGGACGCGGCGAAGCTCAGGCTGCCGATGCCCGAGCCGTTCTTGGTCAACGAGAAGGCGGCGCTTGCCGTGGCCATGGTCTGCGTCCTGGCGACCGACCCGGCGAAGGCGGACGCGAACGCCACGGCGTACGGCAGCGCCAGCCGCGCCACGACCTCAGCCGCGTCCGGCGCGCCGTCGACATAGAGCAGCGCCGCGAACGGTGCCGCCGTCGAGACGGTGACCGTGACCTGCGAGCCCGAGCTGGCGACCGCGACACCCGAGCCGGCGAAGGTCATGCGGGTGGTGGAAGCGACCACGACCCCGCCACCGTCGGCGACCTGCAGCCCGGTCCCGGCCACCGGCGTGCCGGCCGTGACCTCGACCAGCCGCAGATCCTGGGCGATCATCGTCTTCACCTGCCCGGGGTCGAGCACGACCGAGCCGCTGCCGCCGGCGATCTGCGCCGTGATCACCCCGTCGCTGCCGTTGTCGAGCGCGAAGTAGCGGTTGCTCGGCGGCAGGGTGACCGTGACCGCCGCGCCCGTGCTGCCGGCCACCCGGAGGCAGAAGTTCGATAGGTAGGTGTCGAGCCCGACCACGACGCTAGCCACGGTTGAGACGTCGACCACGGCGTGCCCCTGCGTCGCCTGATCCAGGGCATCCAGCGCCTCGTTGACGGTGATCTCCTTCTTCGCCTGGGCGGCGGCCAGGTGGGTGATCAGCAGGTTGGGGGTCGTGGCCATGGCTGTCCTTAGACGTCCGTGTTGGCGGGCCAGCCGCGGCCGACCGTGGTGGAGCGCTGGAAGACGCGGAGCAGCCGCTGGCCGACGATCTCGTTCAGGTAGAGCCTGACGTCATCGACCGCGACGTGCCGGGTGCTGCCGCCCGGGGTGGCCACCGCGATCGCCACCGTCGCCGCCACCGTGCTGGCCGGCGCCGCCACGGTCAGCTCGACCGTGCCCCAGGCGCGCGCCGCGACCCCCAGGGCTGCCGGATTGGCGTAGCTCACGCTGGCGTTGGCCACGACGCTGCCGGCGGCGTTGGCGAGGTCGAGCCGCAGCGTCACCGCCGGTCCCGCGGTCTCGCGCCACGCCACCTGCAGCTCGCAGCGCGCCTCCAGCCGGCCGCTCTCGACCTGGGCGAAATCGAGCCCGTGCCAGTCCTCCTGCCGCAGGTCGCAGCGCTGCTCCAGCGCGCACGCCGCCCCGGCGCTGGCCTGGGTGATCAGGTAGGACCGACCGTCGACCGGGCTCGGCATGGCGCTGACCGTCGAAGCTGTCCAGGTGCCGGCGGTCACCGTCCAACCCGTGCTGCCGGTCTCGAACGAGCCGCCGGCGAGCGCGCAACGCCAGCCGTGGCGGTCGCCGTGGTCGGTCTGCGCGTCGGCCAGGACGTAGAAAGCTGCTTGGCTACTGTTATCCACAAACGAGCCGGCCGCCGTGCTGGCGCTGGTCAATGTCCGCGCGAGATTGCCGTCCTCGTCGAGCACGTCGACCTCGTAGGTCTCGGGCACCTCGTCGTCGGCCAGCTCGACGTCGCGCCACGGCAGCCAGCTCTGGTCACGCCCGGCGCGTCGGATCCAGGTGTAGCGCCGGTCGCCGCTGAGGGCGCTCGGGTGCGTGGCGGCAACCTGCGTCGGCGACCACGGCCGGACGCTGGCGGCATCCAGCGTGATCGAGAGCGCGGTGACGTCGTCGGTGGTCTGGCCGCTCGGCACCAGCTTGACCAGCCGGGTGGCGCCGACCTCGGCGTCGGTGATGCCGAGGAACAAGAGCGCGTCCGGGTCGAGCAGCCAGACGTCCTGCCCGGCGTGGTGCGTGCCGGTCAGGTGCTCGGTGCCGCGCAGGCCCCGCACCAGCCCGGTCAGCCGGTAGCGGCCGATCCGCAGCCAGGTGGCGGTCTCGAACTGGAGCAGCTCGTAGCCGGTCGTGGCATCGCCGACCAGGAGCAGGTTGGCCTCGCCGGTCAGCAGCTCGGCGCGGCTGATCGAGTCGAGCGTGCCGAAGGTCGAGAGCTGCACGTCGAGCCAGCCGGTGTCGTCGACCGTGGTCGTGGTCGCCGCGTCCGCCAGCCCGCCGGCCAGCGTGCCATGCGTGATCAGCTCGTTGACGCCGCCGGATGCCACCCAGGTCTCGCCGTCATCCTCGCTGACATAGACCGTGGCGCCGGACCACGTGCCGCCGTCGGTCGCCAGAGCCGCCCCGACCAAAAAGCCGACGTCGTTGCCGGTGACGTCCGGCAAGGTCAGCCCGTCGACCAGCGCCGTGCGCAGCGTCGGCGGCGTCGCCGGCGCGGTCTGCGTCGGGAACGAGGAGGAGGTGTCGGGCGCCAGGACGTCGCTGTCGTACAGCTCGCTCGAGAAGGTCTCGGCGTCGATCTCGACGGTCAGGTCGGCGCCGTCCGCGATCCGCCGCACCTGCAGGGTGTAGGCCGCGTTCAAGGCGGTGACGGTGATGACGTCGTTCGGCTCGAGCAGCGCCCATCTCGGGCCGAGCCGCAACCGCGCCGGCCGCCGGTTCCAGGCCTCCGACAACATCTTGTCGGCGATCCGCTTCGGTTCGGCCGGTCCGTCGAACACGATCGCGGCTTCCATGGTGGCCAGGTTGCGGGCGATGGTCGCGCCCCTGGGCCGCTTGGCGCCCATGGTGTTGGGTTGGTAGTCCCGCCGGTAGTCGCCGAACACCAGATCGACCCGCTCGGGCAGGTCCAGCTCGTCGGTGACCGTGTCCTCGATGGTCTCGCCGGGCTGGCCGGTGCCGCTGACAGCACCCGTGTCGGCGAGCGGCACGACGGAGGTCACGCTGCGGTCGCGCTTGCGGAACTTGAGGATCCAGTCCGATTCCACCGCGTCAAAGAAGTAGCAGGCGGTCAGCTGCTCGATCTGCGAGAAGCCGGATGAACGTCGGGTCAGCGTGTAGCCGAACACCTCGTCGGTCAGCTCGGACACGTCGAGGTCGGCGTTCTCGAGCCCGCAGCGGCGGCAGACGTCGGCGACGATGGCGGCCAGATCGGCGGCGGTGGTCGAGCCGTCGTTCTTGTCCAGCCACACCGTGCTCGTGCTGCCGCGGATGGCGTGCAGCGCCGGCAGGTAGACCCCGGTCTGCTGCGAGGTGGCGACGTCGGGCCACTTGTAGCGCGCCGTCCAGGTCATGGTGGTGAGGTCGGCTAGCCCCCAGGTCTGCGCGCTGTCCTCCTGCCCGGCGGTCGGGTCGTTCCACGCGTCGGCCAGGTTGCTGGCGCTGGGCAGCACCACCGTCGCCGGGTCGAGCGCCGCCGGGGCGCCGAGCCCGGTGCCCGGGTTCCAGAACAGCGAGCCGGCCGGCGAGCCCGAGGCGTCGCGCGCGTCGAACCAGTCGTCGCTGTCGGCCGTTTCCAGCGCCGTCGGCGCCAGCTGAAGCTGGGCGTCAATATTTCCCGTCAACAGGTTGATCTTGTGCAGGAAGCTGTAGTTGCTCAGGAACAGGGTGTCGGGCAGCCGCTCGATCTCGAGCAGCGCGCACGGCACGTCGGTCAGGCCGGTCGCGCCCGAGGCCTGGTTGGTGAAGTAGCCCATGCGCGGCATGGGCAGCTCGGCGGGCGTCCAGTGGTGCTGCAAGCGGATGCCGGACGGGCCGAGCAGCACCACGCCGAACGTGATCAGGCTGGCGTCGTGCCAGGCGTCGAGCGGCGAGGTGACCGTGGCGCCGGCGTAGGACAGCGCCGTGCCCCAGTCGACGTCGGCGGCGTAGAGCGGGTCGCTCCACACCTCGCTGCTGATCAGGTTGCTCGCCGTCACCCAGACGCTGTCCGGGTGCTGCTGGCTGCGGTGGCCGATGCGGCTCGGCAGCAGGCTGGCGACGCCGCGCGGGTCGCCGGCGGCGCGAAACACCGTCAGCCAGTAGGTGTTGACCACGGTCATGGTCGAGGTGGCGATCACGCTGACCCGGCCGAGCACCGCGCGGCTGTCGTCGTTGCTCAGCGCCGAATAGATGCCGCGGTTGTGCTGCCCGGGGAAGGTGTGCCACCGGTAGAGGTATTGGCCGTCGTGGCTGATGCACGAGCACGTGCCGGCGGCGGTGTCCGCGGTCCAGGAGGTCTTGTTCCAGCTCAGCGGCCCGGCCAGGACGTCGCCGGTCCAGGGATTGACCCGCTCGAGGTGATACTTGGTGTCGCTGTTGGTGTCGTACTCGACCACCACGGTCTCGATGGCGCCCGGCGCCGCTTCCAGCATGACGACCGAGGTCGTGCTGCCGGTGTGCGCCCGGTCGAGCCACACCCAGTTCAGCCCGTAGTTCTTGGTGTCGGCGATCCAGAGGTCCGGCTTGGTGGCGACCGCGAAGTAGGTCCGCGTCGGGACGGCGGCGTAGGTGAAATAGGTCTCGCTCGCGACCCGGTAGTAGCTGCCGCTGGTGTTGCTGCCGCCGATGATCCGGTCGCCGCTCTCATCGTGCGTGCCGCTCGAGGGTGGCTGCCAGGCGAAGGTGCTGGGCGTGCCGATCGCCACCTCGAACGTCAGGTTCGGCCGCCGGTTGCCGTAATCGGCGAGCGCGAAGCCCTCGAAGACCACGTAGCACAACCCGCGGTAGGCCGGCGTCCGGTCGACCCCCTGCGCCGCCTGGATCAGCGGGTCCGGCAGCTGGTCCTCGCCGCCGAGGTGGATCCGGATCGTGCCCTTGAGCAGCACGCCGGGGTCGGTGGCCGTGTTGACGATCTCGCCGGTGGCGTCGCGCACCGGCGAGGGGCCGTGGATCAGCTTGCCGTCGGCCCAGATGCGGTGGACGCCTTCGACCGGCCCGGCGCAGATGCCGATCGCCGCGTCCATGGCGTAGCTGTAGGTGGTGGTGACCGTCTTGATGCCGGCCTCGGTCTCGGTCTGCCGGTGCCTGGTCTCCTCGATCTTGGGGCTCCAGATGTACTGGCCAGCCAGCCGCACGCTGCCATAGGCGATGGGGATCGGCTCGCCGAGCGCGCTGTCGCTCGACTGCAGGTCCGAGACCCGCGGCCCTTCGACCCGGACCTTCGACCCGCCGGCGCCCTCGATCATCGTGCCGCCGGCCACGCCCAAGGACCAGCCGATGCTGGCGCCAAGCGCCGGCATGCCGACCATGGAGCCAAGCGCGCCGCCGATGATCGCGCCGGTGACGCCGAGCGCTAGTGTGGCCACGCGGTCGCCCCCCGGTAGCGGTAGACGGCGGCCAGCCGGCCGGACCAGGGCGGCACCCAGCCGTGCTCGACGCACCAGCCCAGGCGCTGCTGGCCGGCCCGCCGCGCCAGCGTGTGCACGTGAATCAGGGACAGCGACCCGTGCAGCCAGCCGAGCAGCCCGACGTGCTCCCAGCCGAGCCGCAGCCGCAGCGCCACCACGTCGCCCGGCCCGGCGTCGCTGAAGGTCCGCAGCGGCACCAGGTTGGCTTCCAGCCAGGTCCGCAGCCGCGGGCCGTCGCCGGCCATGCCGTAGCCGGTGGCGTCCGGCAGCGGCAGCCCGAGCGTCCAGCCGACGCGCAAGATCAAGCCGAAGCAGTCGAGGCCGGTCGCATCCCGGCCGTGCAGCCGGAACGGCGTGCCGACCCAGGCGCGCGCGTGCGGCGTCACGAGGTCGGCTTCGGGGTTGCGTACCACAGCAGCTCATCCCGGCCCGGCATGTGCAGACCATAGCCCCGAAAGTTCACAACGTTGTCGAATTTATCCTTGCAGGTTGAGATCTGCTTGTTGCAGCCGACGTCGAGGCTGAACGTGTCGCCGACGGTCATGCCCAGCGGTGGCGCGACCATCAGCTCGATCCGCCCGACGGTGTAGGCGCGGATGTCGCTGGTCAGCCCGGCGCCGTTGCCGCTGGTCCAGGTGACGAGGCCGTTCTCCCAAAAGCCGTCGGACTCGCTCAGCCCGACCGTGAACACCCGGTCGCTGACCACGGACGCCACGGCTCCCGTCCGGTGCCAGCCGCTGATGTCCTTCTTGCAGCGCTCGTCGCCGAGATCGGCCAGGCACTCGGTCGAGTACAATTCCACGATCTCGTTGGTGAGCCGCTTGGCCAGCCCCTCGACCTCGGCCACGTAGTCGTTGTCGCGCACCGTCAGCCGGCCGATCCAGCCGCGCATCAGCTTCAGCGGGCCCTGGCTGCTGTCAGCCCAGTTGACCCGGAACACGAACACCTCGGCGCCCTTGAACCGGCCCGAGGCCAGATCGGCGGCGGTGATCGCGTCGCTGGTCAAAAGCGCGGTGATCTCCAGATTGCCGACCCGGTTGCCGGCCTGGCTATCGATCGCGCTGCGGCTGATGCCGGTGGCGGCGGCGTAGGTCACGCCGTCGATGATCAGGTCAGCGTCGTGGTCGGTGAAGCCCATCACCACGCCGTCCTGGCGCGCGACGCGCCAGCAGGTGGCCAGGGTGAGCTGCGTCCCGGCAAGGTGCGTCGCGAGCCCGGCGCTGACCGTCTTGGTCACCTGGGCGGGGTCGTCAGGCTGGTGGTGATCGTCCGGGTGGCGCGCACCCGGCCGTAGACCGACACCGCCCCGGTCAGGACCAGGATCACCGCGTCGGCCGGCAGGTTGATGCCGGCGGCGCTGAGCCCGGCGACGATCACCGTGGCCAGCCCGCCGAGCACGCCGGTGCTTTGCCACCACGGCTTGGGCGGGGCCGTGGCCAGCGGCGGCGGGTCGAGGTCGACCTTGAGGTTCTGGTAGTCGGGGTTGAACACGGCGGCGGTCTCCTTGTGGCTAGCGGAGAGCTATCAGCTACCAGGGAGCTAGCTGGTATCCCGAACCTGCACGATGTCGACGTCGGCGAAATGGCCCTCGAAATACTGGGTCGTGACCTGCATCGCGTCCTCGGCGAAGCGGACGCGGTATTGGGTCGAGGTCACCGGGTCGGTGAGCAAAAAGCTGTCCCAGGCGCCCCGGCGCGCTTCGATGAACGCCACCAGGGTGACGCGCTCGGCCTCGGTCATGTTGGACAGCGGCAGCCGCCAGCGGCGCAGCGGCGTGCTCCATTGCGCGTTGCGCTGCTCGTGCCCGCCGGTCGTGGTGACGATCTGCGTCGAGTAGGCCGGCGCCACGCTGAGCCCGAAGGCGATCAAGGACATGGGAAACGTGGCGTCGCTCATGCGCCGTGCCTCCGCGCCATGTCGACCGCGCGCCGCGTGTGCGCCGCCAGCTGCGCCGGGGTGTAGCCGGCGGCGTAGCGCTGCTGATCGGCGGCCATGCCCGGCGCCGCCTGGAACTGCAGGGTCACCGCCACCGGTCCGCCCGTGTCGTCCATGCCGGATGGCTTGCCGCGCGTCCGCTGCGCCCGCAGCTCGCGCACCACGTCGTGCGACAGGACACGCTCGCCGGCGTGCAGGATCGCCGGCACCTCGTCCGCCGCCAGGTGCCCGCCCGCGAACCGCGGCGCCCCGGCCCACAGCGCCGCCGGCAGCCCGCCGCGCATCGCCCCGCCCGCCGGCACGCTGCCGCCGGTGCGGTAGGGACGCGCGGCGCCGCCGGGGCCGCCGATGGTGACCGGGGTGCCCGCCGCGGTGGAATTGGCGGTGGCGGTGGCGGGCGCGCCGCCGAAATAGCCGGCCGCGGCGCTGATGCCGGTGCCGACCAGCCCGGAGAGGAAATTGGCCAGAGGCTCGGTGACCAGCTTGCGGGTCATCATCTGCACCAGCTGGTTCTCGATGTCGGACAGCACGTCCTTGACGTCCTCGCCTTCCAGCGCCGCCCGGGTGAAGCCGTCGGCGAGCGCGTCGCCCCAGCCCTCGGCGATGTCCTCGAGCCGCTTTTGCTGCTCCTCCTGCCGTTCCAGCTCCTCGCGCTGGCGCTCGCGGTCGGCCAGGGCACCCTGCAGCTCGGCGCGCTCGCCGGGCAGCAGCTCGCGCCCCATGCGCTCCTCCATGGCGAGGATGTCGCCCATGACGGCGCGGTAGGCCTCGCGCTCCTTGGGCATCATGCGGACGCTGGCCAGCTGCATCTGCAGCTCCTTGGTCTCGCCGCGGGCGTCCTTGATGCCTTCCTTGAGGTCGCGCGCCTGCTCGGCCCGCTCGAGCGCTTCCGCCAGCTTGCCGACCGCCACGGCTTCGGCCTCGGCCTTGTCCGGCGCCACGTCGGCATCAATCAGCTTCTGCTTGGTCTCGAGATAGGCCAGCTCGCGCGCCCGCGCCTCGGACGTCGCATCGACCAGCTCAACCTCGCGCTGCGCCGCGCCGAGATCGACCCGCAGGCCGCGGCGCTCCTCGCCGCTCGCCTTGAGCGCGTTGATCTGCTCCAGCTTGCTCGCCTGATCGGCCAGCGCCGCCGCCTCGGCCTCGGCCTGCGCGGCACCGATCCCGCCCGCGGTCAGCTCCTGCTTGGTCTGCAGCAGCACCAGCTCGCGGGCGCGGGCGCCGGACGTCGCGTCGACCAGCGCCAGCTCGCGCTCGGCCTGGGCGATCTGGTCGCCCGCGTCCCGGCCTTGCTGGCGGACCTTGCCCAGCGCCTGCGCCGCCTCGTCGGCGCGCACCCGGGCGTCGATCACCGTGTTGAGCGCCGCGAGCTGCGCGCCGCTGGCCTTGATCTCGGCCTGGTCCAGCTCGCGCTTGGCGGCCAGCTGCGCCGTTTCCGACGCGATGGCGAGCGCGCTCTTGTCCCGGGCGCCGGTCAGCGCCAGGACGGCCTGGGCGTAGTCGCGCTCGGCCTGGGCGTCCTTGAGCACGTCGGCGAAGGTGCGCTTCTTGGCGCCCTTCTTGGCGTCGTCCTTGGGCTTCAGCGGCGCGGGAGGCTTGGGCGCGTTGCGGGCGTCGTAGTCGGGCGCCAGCAGCCCCGC